CATCTACGACGGCCTCCTCTGGTACCAGGTCTTCGTGGGCATCACCGATGAAGACCTCCGGTTCCTGCAGGAGCTGTTGCAGGAACAGGAGTGGGCGGGCGAGCCGGCCTGGACGGTGTTCCACTTCCTGTGCTCGAGGATGATCAGCTACTTCCGGGGGCATCGCAACTTCAACTCCAGGCTGGATCTGCAGCGGACGCATGCTCTACTGATTCAGGCCCGAAGGCAACTGCGAGCGCAAGTGTTGCTGGCCTTCGGCTCGGAGCTGGAGGAGCGGTCCCGGCACTTCGAGGCGCTCTTCGCCGAGAAGCCCACGCTGAGGGAAGACCTGCTCTCGCGGATCAGCTAGGCAGCTTCCTTGGTCGGGAAGATGACATCGGGGCGCGGGCGCTCCAGCATCGAGGCCAGGAAGCAGTAGACGATGGAGTGGAACGTATCGTCCGTGGCGCCTGGCGACTTCTTGAACTCGTCCATGCGCCGCTTCTCGTTGTACTCGCTGAAGATGTTCATCATGTCCTTGGCGTAGGGGTCCTCCCACTCCTCGTAGCGAGGGAAGCGGAAGACCGTGCGGCGCTTGATGGCGTTGAAGATGTCCGCCATCACCTCCTGCCGGTTCACGATCCAACGACGTAGGTGGTCCTCGTAGCTCACCTTCTTCAGGGGCGCGAGGTACTGGTACTTGTGCACGCGCTCGGGGCCGAAGGCGCGGGTCAGGTCATCGTTCTGGTGGAAGCCGCCACCGTAGTCAACGCCGATGAGGCGGACCTTCCAGGAGCGGATCAGCTCCTTGATGAGCCGGAGCTGTACGTCGGGCTCCGTCTCCACCCCTATGAAGCGGTGCATGTAGAAGATCGTGAAGCGGTTGTCGAGGTACGCCCCCAGGGTGAGCACGGTGTAGCTCTGCTCGCCGGTGCCCCAGTCGATGCCCGCGTAGACGGGGGTGAGCCTGCTGTCGATCACCTGCTTGAGCTGCCGCAGGAAGGGCCCGTCCTGCATGCTGACCTTCGGGTCGCAGTTGTCGGTCAGGTCCATCTTGGTCAGGGGGCGCGTGCCGGAGTCGTACGACTTGCCCAAGACCTCGTTGTAGAACTGCGCCTTGCCGTAACTGCCGTACTTGTCGAGGATCTCGTTCCAGCGAATCCAGGGCACCATCAGCTGGGGGATGCGGAAGCCCTCGAAGGGCTCGGACATCTTGTCCGCGACGCTGGGGTTCATCGACGCCCACTGCGACATCGGGTGCATGGGGAAGATGGGCTGGCAGCAACGCTCGCAGGACAGGCCGTGCTTCTGGATGTTTCGCTCGCCGAGGACGTTCCAGTGCCAGCTGCCGGGGTTCTTCGGGGTGCCGTGCCGCTCGCAGGGGACGACCCACTCGTTCTGCGTGGACTCCTCCGCCCAGTAGTACTCGATGGTGTTGTCCATCGACTTCGGGGTGCCGGAGAAGCGGTAGATCTTGTACGGGGAGTGGGAGGCGCACTCGAGGATGACCGGGATGTGGTCGATGTAGATGTCCTGGATCTCGTCCAGGAGGATCAGGTCAGCGGGGATGCCGCGGGTCCGGTCGGCGTTGTGGTAGGCGTAGCGGAGGGTGACGACGCTACGGTTAACGAATTGCTTGCGCTCGATGGAGTCCGACAGCGCCAGGTCCGACCAGGCGCGCAGCACGGGGCTCGTCTCCATCGGCTCCCGGAGCCTGTCCCGGCTGAAGGTCCTGGTCTGGTCTCGGGAGGGGGAGACAAAGAGGGAGTTGAACCCCGGCAGGATGCAGGAGTAGGCCAGGACGATGTTGCCGAGGGAGGTCGACTTCTCGACCTGCCTGCCGCACATCATCATCACCCGTCGGCTGGGGGTGTTGTAGATCTGCCTCAGGTAGCGCCGCTCGTCGAAGGAGAACTTCTCCAGCCGCGGGGGCTGGTCCTTCTTGACCACCCGGACCTGGACGGCGAAGCGGACGAAGTCCGTCGGCGACGCGTGGGCGTAGGTGATGTCCCCGAGGATGTCGTCCAGGGCGAACGCGCTGTCGAGCGGCTCGCTGTAGGAGAGCGACTGACGGGGCGCCAACCAGTTGCTGATGGGCGGGGCGAGGGCCGTTGCACTCACGCGTCGCTCGCCTCCTGGATCACCTGCTTGAACTGGTTGGACAGCTCCGACTTCTCGTTGGAGCGTGCCTGGACCCAGCGCTCGAAGGCGCCCGGGTTCTTCAGGCGGAGGGTGCGCGCGATAGCCCCCTGGGGCCTCGTGGAGTAGTACCGCTGCACCTTCACGTGCCTCTCCTCCTCAGGCAGATGCGTGTGGCTCTTGTAGCGGATCCCCCGGCCGATGACCTGCTCGATCTTCGAGTTGTTCCAGTGCGGCTCGGCCACCTGCATCAGCTTGGTGCCCTTGAGGTCCAGGCCCTCGGTGCCGGACGAGCTGACGAGCAGTACCTTCTTCCGGCCGGCGTTGTAGTCCTCGACCATCCGCTTCTTCTCCTTGCGGCTGATGCCGCCGTGGAAGACGTGGTGGTCGATGCCCTTGGCCTTGAGCTGACGGGAGATCGGCATGAGGCCGGAGTCGATGTAGTTGGAGTAGACGACGCCCCGGAAGTTGGGGTCCTTCTCGTGGTGCTTGTGGACCTCGTCGACCATCCGCTTGATCTTCGGGGTCTGCGTATCCTCTTCCTTGTCGGTCATCCCCTCGACGTAGGGGCGGTGGGAGAGGGAGCTCTGCCGCAGGCCGGACTCGAAGGCGTTGAGGTTCTTCGAGTCCGCCTTGCTGGGAGGCAGGCCTGCCCGGATCTTCCGTCGGATATGGAAGGGGATCTGCCCCTCGTGGTACTGGTAGACCTTGTGCTGCTCCTTGCCCATCGGGACTTCGATGTGCTCGTCGTGCCGCTCCGGGAAGTGCTCGCCGCCGCCCTCATGGAGGTCCACATGGTCCTTCAGGGCCTCTCGGAGCATCTTCCGGTTGTGGATCTTCTTGACGATCCCCGGCTTCACCCCGATCATCCGGTTGATCAGCCCCGGCCTCACCTGGTGCTCCCGAACGAACTTCGCCTCGAACTCCCTCTGGTTCTCTGGGAGCCGAGCTTCCCCCGCCGCGATGTTGGCAGAGATCGCCAGGTCACTCGGCTTGTTGTAGATCGGGGTGCCGGTCAGAAGTAGGCGCTTCCGCGCGTCCCGCGCCTTCAAGGCGATGTGCTTGTGCCGGGCCGTCCCCGGGTTGCGGAGGCGATGGGCCTCGTCGAGTACAACGAGGGCGTCGGTGTTCAGGCCGCCGCGACGGAGCTGAGAGTCGCGGGTGAGCTTCGAGTACGAGGTGATCCTCCGAGGCAGTTTCCCGGAGGTGTGCTTCTGGATCTCCTTCTCGTAGTTCTCCGCCAGAGGAGCCGGGACTACGACCTCCATCGGCAACTTGCCCCTGGCCCCGGCAGCGATCGAGGTGAAGGTCTTGCCGCTGCCCAGGCCGTGCATCACCAGCACGCCGTGGCTCTTCTTGAGCTTGTCCAGGACGCGCTGCTGATGAGGCTGCATCTCGGACTTCAAGGTAGCGTTGGGCGTACCCACGGCGGGAGCCGGAAGGGGAGCGGCCAGCTTCTCAAAGTGCTCCGCGAAAGAGAGCCAGGACATGGATCCGAGCGACGACATGGGGCCTCCCAAGAAGGATCTACACTCCCCCTCCCCACGGCTCAAGTGGATGGCCAGCATGCTGCACGAGCTGCTGCTCCTCTCCTCCGTGTGGGCGGGGGCGCGACTCGAGGATACCCCCGACCCGCTGAAGAAGCGGTTCGTACTCTCTACCCACCGTCGTCTGGGCTACGAAGAGTGGAAAGCGCTCAAGCGAATCTACACGATCTGGGCGAAGCAGAACGACTGCGTATTCAAGGACATTCGGCGGTACAAGAAAGGTGTAACCGCAGATCTCTACATCAAATACGAGATGCACCCCGGCGGTTGTGACTTCAACCCTCACGAAGAGCTGCCTGCGCGTGAGCGCCACTGGCGCAAGATCAATCGCATTAGCCAAGAGGAGCGCTCATGAGCTACCCCCTGGGACGCCACATCACGTCCATCGACCTGTTTGCTGGGGCAGGAGGGGCTTCCCAGGGAATCCTGGAAGCCACCGGCTCCAGCCCCATCCTCGCCATCAACCACTGCCCCCACGCCATTGAGATTCACTCCATCAACCACCCCTTCGCGCTGCACCTACGCCAAGGGGTGGAGCAGACCGACTGCCTCGCTGCCGTCCGAGGCAAGCACATCGACCTCGCATGGTTCTCGCCGGACTGTACTCACTTCAGCAAGGCCAAGGGAGGCAAGCCGCTCAACCTCAAGATCCGCTCCCTCGCGTGGGAGGTACCCTTCTGGGCCGAGTCCGTGCGCCCCGACGTGATCTGCCTGGAGAATGTCCCCGAGTTCGTCACCTGGGGCCCGCTGCATCCGTTAGAAGACTGCACCTGCGGGAGCGACTCGGCCGAGCCGAAGGACCACCCCAAGTGCCTGTACAGCAGGCCCATAAAAAGCCAAAAGGGCGAGACGTTCAAGAAGTGGGTCAGGGCCATGCGCTCTCTGGGCTACGACCTGCAGTGGAAGAAGCTGATCGCCTGTGACTACGGCGCCCCCACTTCGAGGAAGCGCCTCTTCGTCATCGCCCGTCGCGACGGCAAGCCCATCCGCTGGCCCCGCAAGACCCACGGCCCTGGCCGGGAGTTCCCCTGGCGCACCGCCGCCGAGGTCATCGACTGGGACATCCCGACCCTGTCCATCTTCGCCACCAAAGAGGAGTGCAAGCAGTTCCGTCGGGATGGGCACAGCGACGGCACCCCCATCCGCCCACTGGCCGAGGCGACCCAGGCCCGCATCGCTGAGGGCATGCGTCGCTTCGTCTTCGGCGAAGAGACCCCGTACCTCGCGTACGTGGGCTCCCGGCTGACCGCGCCCACCATGATCCAGACTGGCTTCGGCGAGAGGAAGGGGGGCAAACCCCAACGACCGCGCTACCTCGACCTGCACAAGCCCCTGGGCACTATCGTCTCTGGAGGGAGCAAGCACGGGCTGATCACGGCCTTCCTGTCCAAGCACTACGGCGGCCCCAACGGCAACTCGGGCGGCCCCGGCCTCTCGATGCGGCAGCCCCTGGGGGCCGTCACCAGCAGGGACTCCACCGGGCTCACCACGGTCTCCGTCGGCGGGGACCCCCGCCGGGCCAAGCTCGTCGCGGCCTTCATCACGAAGTACTACGGCCAGGGCGGCCGGTGGTCTGGGCTGGGCGAGCCCATGCACACCATCGTGACCAAGGCTCGAATGGGGCTTGTCACCATCACCCTCGAAGGGGAGGAGTACGCCATCACCGACATCGGGATGCGGATGCTACAGCCGCGCGAGCTCGCTCGGGCACAGGGCTTCCAAGATGACTACGTCATCACAGGCACCAAGTCCCAGCAGATCGCCCGTATCGGCAACTCCGTGCCTCCGCCGATGGTGGAGGCCATCGTCAAGGCGCAGTTCACCACCAACTACAGCCAGATCCGGAGGGTCGGATGAGCGACAAGCCCAACCAGAACGGCGACCTCTTCGTCAACGGGACAAAGGTCGGCGTAGTGACCAGCTCCTCCGAGCACACCGACCGTGTCTTCGATCCCATCCGCATGCTGCGCGCTGGGAGGAAGGCGGGCAAGACCGAGGAAATGCGGAAGTACGAGAGATACAAGCGCGTGCCGGACCACTGCTTCTTGTCCCAGGAGAGCTGGGACCAGTTGCTGGCAGACATGGAGGCCCTGATGCCGGACGACCCGATCATCATCGAGTCTACCCCCCGGGAGAAGATCGATGAGTGAGTTCAACTTCCTGGCGGAGCCGATGGATGCCGAGGAGGTGTTCGTGCACCTCTGCCCGTCTTGCATGGGGAGGGTGGCCGAGCTCTCCATGAAGAAGCACCGGGAGCGGGTCGCCGCAGAGGCCCGGAAGCGTCCGTACCTCGATCCCAAGACCATGAAGGTCACCCACCCGGAGGTGGACGGTGGCTCGTAGGCGCGGCTTCAAGAAGACGACGCCAGCGTTCACTCCGCTCTCTTCGTTCGACCCCGGCGCTATCGTGGTCGGGGTCGACGAGGTGGGCGTGGGCCCGCTGGCAGGGCCGATGTTCGCCTGCGCCATCGCCTTCCGTGCAGGGCACGAGCCCATCCCGGGGGTGACGGACAGCAAGAAGGTGGCGGAGAAGAAGCGGGAGCGCCTGAAGGAGCAGATCCTCGACCAGTGTGTTGGGGCGGGCGTCGGCTTCGTCGACCCCGGCGAGCTGGACGACATCGGGATGTCGATGGCGCGCAAGCAGGTGCTCATCCGCGCGGTCGAAGACCTGGACATCGAGTACCACCACCTCTACATCGACGGCGACCTCTACCTGAGGGAGCTGCCGGACGCCGAGCGGGTGGTGAAGGGAGACGAGAAGATCTGGATCGTGGGAGCTGCGTCCATCGTGGCGAAGCAGGAGCAGTGCGCCGTCATGGCGAAGTACCACGAGTGGTGGCCGGAGTACGGCTTCTGCCGCCACCACGGCTACGGCACGCGCGAGCACATGAACGCGTTGAAGAAGCACGGTGCCCGCCCGGGGCACCGGATGTCGATGAAGCCCTTGAGGGACCTGGAGGAGTGAGGAGGCGCCCCCCGCGCCTCCTCCTTAGCTCTCCTTGAAGATCTCGCTGATCGCGCCGACGAGGTCCTTCGTCAGCATCTCGTGGGCCTCCTCGACGGGGGCGTAGCCCTTGCAGCGCAGCGCCCAGCTGGTGACCATCCGCTGGCGACCACGGGGGGTGATCTGCCGGATGAACTCGATGGGGCCGGGGACGAGCTCGCTCTTGTGGGGGTTCCAGACGGCGCCCACGTCCGGGGTGTAGTCGGCCTCGAAGCGCTCCGTCGCCTTGGCCACCCGCTCGACGGCCGCCGCGAGCTGGTCGGCGAAGTCCGGGGGGAAGTCCGAGTGCCAGAGGTGGAAGAGCACATCCGGGCCACGGCGCCCGGCCTCGACGACCAGGCCGTTGTCGATCTCCGTCGCAGGGGACCACGCCGGGGGAGTCCCCATGAAGACGCCCTCGTTCCAGATCTCATTCCACGTCTCTTCGGTCGCCGGCTGCTGCTCCATCACTTCCCCTCTTCCTGGGTCACGCCCGATCCAGTGTAGCTACCTCCGGTGGCGAGGTCACCGATCGCGGGCACTTTCGCCCCCTCGGTCTTCATGATGAACTTCTCGAACTCCTTCATGTGCTTGCCAAGGCTGTCGCCGGCGGAGCGCCGAGCGTCAGCGATGTTCCGCACCTCTCGGGACAGCTCGGTCTGCATCCGCACGGTCGCTTGGTTGGTGCCCCGCCCGTCGAGCTCCTGGAAGCGGAGGTAGAGGGACTGCTGCATCCGTCCCATCATCTGCTCGCTCTCCAGCTCGAGCTTCATCCCCAGCCGGTGCAGGGCCACGTCGGGGCCGCCCCGAAGCACAGCAAGCCGCCGATCCCCGCCCTCCCCCAGGTCCCGCAGGCAGAGAGCCCACTCTCCCAGGGACATCACCGATGGGTTGAAGTAGTAGTGCTGGTAGGCGGAGACGATCCCCTCGGACACAGCCGTGCCGTACTTGTCCTCGACGAGCCGGGCGATCTGAACCGCGGGCACGTGGCCCAGCAGCCCGGTCTCGACATCCTCTCGGGCGTGCCCTGCCCCCAGGAGGGAGGTGGCCTTCTTGGCCTCGTCCGAGTCCTGGAACATGGCGTCGACCTGAGTCTCCCGCCAGTACCGCCGGTGCCCCAAGCAGTCCCTCTTCCGGGGCAGGTAGGGGCTGGGGCGGAGCCGGTGGCCCAGCATGTCCTCCCGCTCCTCCTCGAAGCTGTCCTCGTCCAGCGTGAAGAGCCCGAGGCTCCCCAGCGTGCGATTCAGCTCCTCGGAGTCCGACATCCCCATCAGGAGCAGGTACCTGATGAAGAAGCGGGACGGGTGGTTCTCGATGAGGAGGCCTCCCTCGATCACCTGCACATGCGCGTGCGCCCTCACTCAGTGCCTTCCTCGCTGTCGGTCAGTCCGGTCTGGCCCAGGACCTTCAGCTGCTGCACCGTCTCCTCCAGGGCGAAGAGCGCCTGCCGGACCGCGTCCTCGGACATGGGCTTCAGGCCCACCCGGGTGGCGATGAGCAGGTCGGCGAGGTGGTGCACGGCGCTCTCCATCTCCGGGAGGTAGCCGATGTACATGCGGACGTTCTCGGGCCGCAGGAAGTTGAGGCCGAGGATCTGGTCCACGGTGACCGAGTCGTCGACTTCGAGGGCGTGCTTCACGAGGCAAGTGCGGTGTCCATCGAGCGTGCTGGCGAGGCCCGAGACGGAGGCCGTCTTCTCCCGCTGCACCAGGTCCGCGGGCGTCAAGGACCTGACCCCCTCGATGCGGGTCATGCCCCGGCGCTGCACGCTGGCCAGCTTCTCCTTGGCGTACTCGGGGGCCACACCCATCGCTCCGAGGATGAAGAGGGCGTCCGCCTCCTTCACCTGCTTGAAGTGCTGGCCCTGAACGGTGTCGAGCAGCGGGCTCCGCAGGGTGTAGGTGCCCCCGCCGCCCACGACGTCGACGTAGTCACAGCCGACGCGGGCCTGCTTCTCGATGCCCGCGGCGTCCTTCAGCTCCAACTGCTTGTTGGCGAGCTTCCAGAAACGGAAGAAGGTGGGGACCGCGTAGTGGTTCTCGGCGAGCTTGACCGGGCCGTCCTCCAGGTCGGGGAGGAGCTCCAGGTAGGCCTCCTTGCCGAGGGCCGACTTGACCATGATCATCTGCTGGTCGCCGCGGGCGACCAGACCCTGTACCTCGAAGGGCACGGTGGCCACCTTGGTGCGGGGGTTCACGAGGTAGCCGAAGCCTTCTACCCTGCTGCTCCCTGTGGGAACGAGCGTGCCTGCCGATTTCGTCGTCGCGTGCACCTCGGGACTCAGCGAGTACCCCAGGTGGCTGTAGGCCAGCTTCACGCCGGGCATGTCGCGGCCGTCGAGGTTGCGGACCTCGGTGTAGACGCCCATCGGGACGCTCCGGTTGGGGGAGTCGTACATGCCCGCTTCCTTCACCAGGAAGGGCTCGGGGTACTTGGTGTCCTCGTACGTGGTGGCGTGCTTGACGATGGTGAAGGAGTCGTTGGGCTCGAGGTCCATGACCTCGTCCCCTGCGATGGCGCGGGCTCGGTCAGCCGGGATCACCTCCATCGCGGGCTCGAAGCTGGAGTGGCTGGCGGCCTTGAGCAGGAAGGTGCCGTCGTACTGGCGCTCGATCTGCACCACGTCCGGGTCGGTGAAGCGCGGCGATGCCGTCTTCTCCACGCCGGGGCCGTTGGCGATGGCCTGCAGGAAGGGGCCGACCGACTCGTGCCGCTGAACGGCCCAGGCCGTCGCCGGGTCTTCGAGGGCCGTGGCGATCTTGGCCATGTCGTCCCGATGGAGGGAGCCGGACAGCATCAGCGCTTCGAGGAGGAAGGGCGGCTTGCCGGAGGCGTACTTGCCCAGGTTCATGCCCTGGCCCGAGACGCGACCGGGCAGGTGGCCGGCGAAGCCAGAGTTGTAGCCGGGAGGGAAGAGATCAGAGGCGATGTTCTTGTCCGGCGGTGGCACGTCGGCCCCATCGAACGTCTCCGTCATGTGCATCTCTTCGCGGATGCGCTTCTCCGTCAGTGGGCAGGCCGTCTCGCCCCGCATGTAGATGTCGAAGGGGTAGAGCTGCCAGTCCTTGATGATCAGCAGCACGCGCAGGTGGTTGACCGGCTTGTTGCCCGCCAGCTCCTTGACGGAGCGCTCGGTGGGGTTCCGGACGGAGACGAACCCGAACCCGTAGCCCTGCGCGGCGTCCAGGTTGGTCAGGTGCACGTCGATCTCGTAGTCGGCGAGGTACGGGCACTGCTGGGTGACGGCGCTCATGATCACACGCGGCCACTCCGAGGTGTCGCCAGTCATCCGCGTGAACGGGACCGCGATCTTCTCGAAGGTGAGCTCGGGAGGGGTGACGAACAGTTCCATGGGATCTCCTATCCTACCTGCACCTTCGAGGACATGGCCAAGGCCATCGCCTTCGACGAAACCTTCGCGGCAGATACTACCGCAGCACATGAAGCCGGCGTGGGGGTAAGCGCCTGCAGGGCTGTGAGCAAGGGCTGCAGTGCGGCGTTCAACTCCGTGCCCTTCACGACAGGACTACCACCCCCGGCCAGTTTGAGCGACGTCAGAGTGCCGGAGCTCTTTTCCAGTAGCGCCTCCAGCGCGCCCCCGTTGGCGCCGAGGTGGATGATGCCGGCGTTCACTTTGAAGCCCGGCGAGTCCGTCTTCACGTCCGTCGCAGCCGAGAGCTTGACCGCCTGGGTAGTGGACTTGATCTCGACGTCTTCCTTCGCCTGAAGCAAGATCGACTTCTCCGACTTCAGGGACCACGCGCCCTTCAGGACCCAGGACACGCTGCCGTCCTTTGCGACGTCGAGCTCCACCTGCACCGTCCTCCCGTCCTCCCCCTTGTCGTACACCTTGAGGCTCAGCGCCGAGGACGTCGCGGAATCCCCGTGCTGCCCCAAGATCAGCTCAGCGAGAGGGTGGGGGTCGTCGGCCTGCTCCTTGGCGAAGATCTTGCACCTGGTGGGCCGGCTGCCGGTGGTCGTAGTCTCGTCCCGATCCACCTCCCAGAGGAAGTCCCCTCCGAAGGCACGCAGGTGGTAGCTCTCGCACAGGTCCCGGATGATGTTGTTGATCGGGATGTACATCCGCTGGGCCAGGGGAGTCGCCTGGATCTGCACCACCCCGCCGCGCCGTACGAACACTGAGTTGCCGTCCCGCGTCCCCAGGTAGATGTCGCCGGGGTTCATGGGGCGACGGCTGGAGTCGTAGCTGCCCTCCTCGTTCCAGACCATGCCGAACCCGAGGATGAAGGCGCGGTCGCCGATCTCACTGGACTGGCACACCCAACAGGTCGCGCCCGGCTCCGGCATCACAAACATGCCCTCGCCCTCCGCGTAGTGCACGTAGGGCGCCATCAACGGGATGCGGTCCCACCTGCGGGAGGACGACTGGGACGCCACGCTGACCGAGTAGCGGGCGACGTTGACGTCGTAGACCACGCCTGTCTCGATGACTGGGGGGCCGAAGACCCCTGTCGCGTGCGACATCAGGTGCCCTTCCGGGCCCAGCCCCTGCGCTTGCGGCGCAGGGCGGGCGGGGTGCGATTGGCCTTGCGTACGCTCTTCAAGATCTTGTCCGTCGTCGCGCTGGGCATCGACGGGAGGACCCCGCGCCCCGTCTTGGAGCCCTTGGGGGCGACCCCCTTCAACCCCTTCTCGGGGATGTAGAGGGTGCGGTAGTCCACCGTCACCTCCTCGCCAGCGTCCAGGTCACGGAGAGCCACCATGAAGCGGGCCTTGCCCTTCTTCTTGACCTCTGCGGTGGGTCGGGGGCTGTGGTTGGTCTTCTTGCCCTCCGATGTCTGCATCCCCCGCTCGTCGAAGGCGACGGCGACGGCCTTGCCCTTCTTGACGGGCCCGTCGGTGAAGAAGCCCTTGCCGTGGATCTCGGAGTCTCGGATGGCTGCCGCCTTCGAGTGCAGGACCGCCTCGGCCGCTCTGGGCGCCTCTGCTCGAGCCTTGGGGTTCGTGATGAACTGGCCCGCCAGCCGAGCCAGCGCGAGCGCCCCGAGCTCGGACGGAGGCTTCTTGGGCGCCATGCTGTGCAGGGCCGAGAAGTTCCTCGCGTGATCAGGGGAAGACACGAAGGCGTGGAAGGCGTCCTTGGCTTGGCGGCGGAGGACGGGGTTCTTCTTCACCTGCCCGGCGGCCGAGACCAGCTTCCTGGGGCTGGGAGACCCGAGGAGCGGCAGCACCAGCTCCCTCAGCTCTCGAGCACGCTTCTCCCTGCCGGAGAGCAGCTTGCCCTGCAGGTGGTCGTCCCAGTCCTTGGCCGTCTTGCCGGACTCGTCGGTGAAGAAGCCCTTGCCGTGGATCTTGGAAGGAGCGACGGCCGCCTGCTTCTGCAACGGGATCCTGTAAGGCATGACCATCATCTCGTTGTGCAGCTGCTCCTGCAGCAAGAACTTCGAGGGGAATCGCTGCGGGCGCGCATCGCTCGAAAGGGCGGGCGCCTCCGGGTGCTTCTTTCTCCACGCCGCGTACTGCGCGTGGAGAATTTGGTGATGGTCGTCCCCCTCCTTAAAGTCGAACCGAGCGCCAGGGTGCTTGGCCCACGCGGCGGTGCCTTGGTCCGCCGCCAGGATCTTCATGTTCTTCGCTCCCAACGACCTTCCGGCGCGCAAGCCGGCCTGCATCACCGCTCCCCCGATCCCCTTCTTCCTATGCTCCGGCTTCAAGTACAGGGACGCCCCGTACACGTCCCACGTCCCTTTTCGCCTCCGCTTCAAGCTGACAGTGGCGCCGTGAGGCACCGCCCAACTCTTCTGCGTCGCATCACTACCATCGGGCGCCCTGATCGGGATAGTGGCGTCGGGAGCCATCACCCCCAGGAAACGACGAGTCTTCACCGGGCCGAAGCTGTAGCCCTCGGGCAACTTCGTCCCGGCAAGCTGCCTCTCGACGTGCTGCTTCAACACCTTCGGCCGGTCTCGCCACCGCGTCTTCGCCAGCAACTTCGACGCGGTCTTGGACTGCTCCTCGTCCACCTCCTTCTGTGCGCGACGCCGCATCACCAGGGCGGTCGAGATGCGCTTGCCGCGGACGGCCGCTGTCTTGGGGTTCTTCTGCCCGCGGCGGTAGGCCCCATACGCCAGCGCTGCCACAGCCAGGGGAACAATGGCGTGCCCCGCCATTGTTCCCGCCCGTCTTCCGATCAGAGCGGCCTTGTCCGGGCCGTGCACCGCCTTGGAGACTGTCCGCGATGAGTCCTCAAAGTCCACTGGTGCCGTCGCGAAGCCCTCGGGGGTGAGCTTCCCCTTGTACGCCGCGTCGATCAGGTTGCTGCAGGTGTACTCCTCCCTCTCTCTGGCGCGAATCAGCTTCTTCCCCACCAAGGAGACCGCGGGGTCCGGGGTCAGCATCCCAAGCCCCGTGGCGGCCAGCCCTGTGTTGTCGTAGTCCTTGCCCACCTGGCGCTCGGCGAAGGTCACCGCACGGCGACGCAGCTTGTCGTTCTTCGGCGCGACGATCTTGTACTTCTTGGTGGCGAGCTGCTTCCGGATGTCGGTCTTCATGACCCCCTGCCCAATACGGGCCTCAACCATCTCGCCGTCGCCAACGTAGATGCCCGCGTGGGTGAAGCTCCCCTGCAGCGCCTTCGACGTCGCGACGAACCCGCGGTCGAAGAGCCGCCCTCTGCGCGTGGGCCGCTGGGACTTCTGCGGAGACATGAGCACGATGTCCCCTGGCGCCAGGGCGTCGAAGTGCTCCTGTGCCATCGCCGTCTTCATCGCCGGGGCCTCGGGTGCTTCAGGGGGCTTCGGAGGCTTCGGGGGCTGTGGCGGCTTGGGCAGCTTGAAGATCTTGCCGCCGGACTCCACCTGCGCGGCTCCCTGCGGAGCCCCGAACCGGCGGATCTGCTGCCGCAGTGCGGCCGGGGCGTGGACCATGCGCTGATCTTGCCCTGCATCGGAGGCGGCAGTCCTCCCTCGTCGAAGCGCGGAGTACGCCTTGTAGGCTGGGTTGCCTCGATACTGCTTCGTCGGGGCGTTCGAGATGCCGCCCTTCCGGCGGATGAAGCCGAAGGCCCGCTTCTCCACGGAGGCGGTGACGTCCATCTGGGAAGCCGCCGCAGCGATATTCCTCACCGCCCCGAGCCGACGGGTGGCGGGCCCGCGCTGTCTGGCCAGGGTAGCCGCGCTCCGCCGCGCGTGGGAGGTCGCCGCGGCCGTGTTGCCCCTAGCCCGCTGCGCGACTGCGCGGCGGGCATGTCCGTACCCCGTAGGACGGACCAAAGAGACCTTGCCCGTCTGCTGTCTGACCCTCCGTGCCGTAGTTCTGTGCCTGGCGAGGCTCCTTGCAAGATCTCGCCGCTGAGCAACAGGCCTCATGGCTCCTGCCACGCCAGCTACAAGTCCTGCGCCAGACGCAGATGGGGTGTTGGTAGCCACGTTCGTGGCAGCATGGGTCAGCCGAGGCATGCGCCGCGCCGCCGCCCCCCAGAGATCCACGGCCTTGTCGTTGAGGTAACCCGCCTGCTTCTGCATCGAGGCTTCCTGGGCCTTCCGCTCCCGGCGAGCTCGGAGGAGGCGGTGCACTCCGTACCCTGCCAGCGCCGTCCCACCGATGACTGCCCCGCCGATGGCCATCTGCCTGCCTGTCGGACGCCATCCGGTGCGAGGAGCTGCGGAAGTCGTTGCCGGGGCAGTCGTCGGAGCGGGACGAGATGCGACCACCTTCTCCGCGACCTGCTTCGCTACAGGGTTGGCCGGGCGAGAGGCCACCACCTTCGCAGCAGCCTGCTGAGCCACTGGAGCTGCGGCCGGGGCTACGACCTTCTTCGCAACCGCCTGGGCGGCGGGAGCAGCCGCGGGGCGGGACGCTACGACCTTCTCTGCCGCCCGCCTCGCTACTGCAGGAGCGGGCTTGGCCGCCGCTTCCTGAGCCTTTGCAGCGGCAGCGTCCCGCTGCTTCTTGAAGGTAACGGGGTCGATGCCGGCCCTTCGGGCAGGGCGCTCGATGTCCCGGTGATACCTCTGGTTCTCCAGAGTCTGCTTGTGCCAGAGCATCTCCTCTTTCGGCCTGCCCGTCCTGACCTTCTCCTGGAGGAACTCATGCAACTCCCTGTGCCGGTGCTCCACCGGGCCCGCTCGATTCTTGAGCAGGTGTCGACTGCGCTGAAGTTGCGCCTTGTCCCACTTATCGCCGCCTTCGCGGACCTTCTTCTCGAGGTCCCGGCTGTCCAGGTACTCCAGCCGCTTGTACGTCTGCACGTCCTGGCGGGACGGTCCTCCCGGCCTCCACTCCGGCTCAGCAGGTCGCGTGAGCGTCGAGGGATCCCGATTTCGCAGGTACCGGGGCTTCCCGGCCGTCTTCTCCAGATCGGGGAAGGTACGATCCGTCACCTTCGAGCGTAGAGACTTCGCATACTCCAATAGCCTCCGACGGTTCTCAGGGGTGTCCTCCATCTTCGCCGTCGCCCATAGAGGGGCCAGGCGATTGGCCGAATCACGCTCGTTCGGGTACAGCTGCACGTCGAAAGCGTCCCCCGCCCTCCGCATGCGTACGTTCGGCTTGTCGAGCAGCACCTTGTTCGTTCTGGAGGAGACGTCCCCCAAGTGCCTCTCGGGCCCGTCTCTCTTCTCGAACCACTTCTCCAGCTCACTCCATGGCAAGTCTGGGGTTGGAGGCAGCCTTTCCTGCCCCTTGAAGTGGAAGTCTCGACTCTGGTTGTCTAGCGCCTGCGCGACTCCGCCGAAGTACTCCGGAACAGGCTTCATGGCGTGATAGCCCCTACCCGCCAGGGCCCCTACTCCTCCCCCAACTCCAGCGCCGATGAGGCCCCGCTTCAGCTTCTTGCCCTTCTCCGCGCTCGTGGCACCGACGGCGGCTCCCGTCGCTGCACCGAGGCCCGCGCCTACCAAGGTGCGCTTGTGCTTGGACGTCAGCGGCACCCACGCCTCCTTCACGGTCTCCCCCGGCTCCTGCAGCACCTTCGCCACCATCTCCTGCACGAGCGCCCACAGCCCCTCACGAGTAGCAACTGCCGGTTGACGTTCTCCCATGGGTGCGGGGGATTCCGGAAAATCGGTCCGCAGGTGCGAGGCGATTGCACGGACCTGGTCCATGTCGAGCTCAGTGAAGCCTCGGCCCTTGTTCAGGTTCTGCAGCCACTCCGCCGTATGCCGAGGCGTGCTGTACCGCCGCTCTTTCCACAGCTGTGGATGGAGGCTGTGGGGAACTCCGTGTCGAGTGAAGAGGGCGATGGTCTGGTCGAGGCCAAACTTGTCGCAGGCCATCTCGAGGTGGATGGTCGGGCGGAAGTCCCGGAGGTACTCCTCGTCGGTACGAGCGTCGATGACGTGCCCGAGGTCGTGGTACCCGGACCAGGCCCGGTCCTCCAGGGAGACGGGGACACCCCGCCGGCGCATGGCGAGGTAGATGACCTTGTTGACCTCGTCCTGCGCGGCGTAGCTGGGCATGTCCTCCAGCACCGTCAGGTCGTAGTCGTACTTCGCCAGCTCCCCCTCCAGGTTCGAGAGCACGAGCTTCCATGCTCGGCCCTCCTCCGCTTCGGGAGGACGCGCTTCCGCGGCCCCCGTCTTGACGAAGGAGGTCAGGTCGTCAGTACGCATAGGGCTTCTTCTTCGTGCCCTTGCCGAACTCCGTGCCCCTGACAAGGCCGGGGATGGGACTGGTCCCGTGCAGGTCAGACTTCCAGCCCTGCGCGCCGCCTTCCATGAAGGTCTTCTTCAGCTCGCGGTAGTTGAGGCGGGACATCCAGTCCTCGGAGCCCGCCATGGACACCTCCTGGACACCCTTGAGGATCGGGGTGATCTCTGCCTTCTGCCCCCCGCCCTTGCCGATGTCCCTGTTCGCCCGCTGCAGCTTCGTGGTCGACACGACGTCGCCCCGAAGGAAGCCGGAGTCGCCGGGCTGCCGGACCGAGGAGAGGTTGGTGAGGGTGCGGACCACGGTCTCCATGTTCCTCTTCTTCACCCTGCCACCGTAGGCGCCGTGCATCTCGTCGGTGAGGTAGCCCTTGACGCTCTCGATGCCTGCCACTTCGAGCAGGTGGTGCGGGTTGACGGGCCCGGAGGATAGCGCCTCGCCCAGGCCGACGGGGATCATCATCTTCCCGCGCAGCCCCTCCATCACCTTGGCGGTGGGCTTGTTGCGGGCGGGGATGTAGTGGTCCTTCGGCTCCGGGTGGTACTTGCCGAACCGGTCCTTACCCCTGATGTAGACACGCCAGCCGCCGGCAGGGTCTGCGGATGTCCGCATGATCTCCCCCTTGTACGAGGAGATGGTGGCCTGGCCAGGTACCTTCTTTGTCAGGTGCAGCAGCTGCCCCAGCCGGGTGAAGGAGTCCGTGCGGTTCGTCTCGCCCTTGCTCACGACGCCGCCGGTGTGGAAGGCGTTCATCGAGAGCTGGGTCGCGGGCTCCCCGATGGCCTGGGATGCCCAGATGCCGACGTTCGACCCCATGGAGGGCTTCTTCCCGGCCTCGGTCACGCCGTAGCACATGGCGCAGATGCCCTCGGACTGCTCGCACTTCAACGGGGAGCGCACCAGGACCATCTCGACGCCGGAGTTCTTGATGCGCGTCAGCACCTCGGCGGTCAGCAGGGTCTTCGAGGGGACGTCCCCTCGCTTCAGCTTCACGGGGGCGGCGGCATACCTGTCGTGGATCTCCGGGTCACCAGTGGACATCAGCACGCCCTGCGTCGTCCCGCAGTCCTGTGACGTGATGATCTGGTTCATGGTGGCGCTGACCAGGTCCTTGGTCAGCTCGCCCGGTGCCTGGGTGCCCTTGACCTTGCCGAGGGTGCCCATGCGAGCGCCTGACAGGGACGCCCAGTACTCCGCCGCGCTGAGCCCCTCGGAGTAGCTCTTCTTGATGGGGATGGGGACCGCAGACCCGTTGGGGTCTGTGACGAGCACGGGGGCCAGGGTGAGCTGCTTGAACTGGTCCCAGTTGCCACGAGCTCCCGACTCCACCATCTCGTACATGCGGTTGCCGGAGCCCTTCATCTTCGCCTGACCCTCGACGTTGATGTCCTCGAGGGCAGTCATGTACGCCTCGACCACCGACTCGTCGCGGCTCTTCCCGCCCTTCTGCAGCGCCAGCGCCTTCTTGTCCGCCTTGGCGAAGTGCTTGTCGCGTATCTCGGGGCGGGACAGGACGTCCTGCAGACTGAAGGAGAAGCCGGTGTCGTAGGTGTACTTGTTGCCGAGCTGGTTCAGCTTGTTGACCGTGACCGAGAAGCCCTTCGGGTCTCGCTTCGCCATCTTGGTGAGCAGCTTCTCCACCTCCCGGCTCTTCAGCACCAGCGTCTTGTCCGTGAGGACCTTCTGCCGCTCCAAGGAACTCGAGGGGAAGCAGTTGGAGAGCATCAGCCGGCCCACCGTGGTCTGAACCATCCCGGCCTGCTTGACCAGTGAGGGCTCGGGCAGGTAGCTCGCCACGCCCTTGGGCAGCCGCCAGGAGCTGGCAGTCTTGGTGATCTGCGAAGAGCCGACGGTGATCACGTCCGAGATGCCCAGCTTGCCCTTCTTGTACGCCTTCATCGCCTCGTCGGCGGTGCCGAAGGAGCGCTTGCTGTCCTTGCCCCACTTGCTCAGTTGGTACAGCCCGAGCTGTGCCTCCTGCCCGGGCAGGTTCATCAGGCCACCGGACGACGCGCTGAACAGGTTGTTCGAGGGCACCATCCCTCGCGCTTCCTCGATGGCTTCCTCTGTCAGGGGGACGTAGACCGAGGTGGTGTCGCCGTCGAAGTCTGCGTTGAACCCGGAGACCACGAGCGGATGGATCTGGATCGCTTTGCCCTTCACCAGCTTCGGGTTGAACGCCATGATGCTGTGCTTGTGCAGGACGGGGTCGCGCTTCATCATCACCGGCCGCTTCTTGACGACCTCCTCCAGCGCACGGACTGCGACCGGGTCGTTCTTCTTCACCGCCAGCTGCGCCTGCAGAGGGGAGTAGCCGAAGACCTGCACCAGCTCTCGCACGATGAAGGGCTTGTACATCTGCATCGCGGCCTTGCTGGGCAGCCCCACCTCGTCCAGGTCCATCGACTGCTCGGGGATGATCGTGGACCGCATGGACAGGTCCATCTTGCGGCCGATCATCTTGCTCTGGAAGTAGCCGGACTTGGGCTGGGATCCCTTGACCGTCTCGAGCACACCGCGGTAGTGCCTGCCCTGGTACTTCTGCCCGTCCATGGTCAGCGCCTTGAGCCCGTCGTAGAGCTCCTTGTAGAGCGGCACCTTCTGGCTGGGCGGCAGACCTGTGTCGAAGTCCTTGAGCTTCTGGTTGGTGAGGGAGAGGCCGCGGTAGAGCTGGTTCACATCCGCCGACGTCGTGGCTCCGCTGTCCAGCACGGAGACCGGCCGGAACTTCGGAGGCATGATCGGAATGTGCTTCCGCATGTAGGCCTCGTCCGGAGACATCCCCGTCTCCTTGAGGGCCTGGAGGTAGCGGACGCGCCGGCGCAGCTTGCTGAGCTTGTACTTCCGGGCTCCCTTCAACTCCTGCAGCGTCTTCGTCAGCTCCTTGTCGATGTCGATCTTCTTCAGGGCGTCCTGGATCGCCTCGGTGCCTGTGCCTGTGCCGATTGTCTTCTCGTGCCCGATGACCTGCTCCATCTCGCCCCGCTTGAGGTCGAGCAGGGAGGAGATGGCGGTCTCGAACATCGGGTTGGGCAGGGCGACGTCCAGGGTCATGTGTCCCCAGGACTGCTGCGCTGCGTGCTCGGGGTGGAGCGAGCCGAAGATCTTCTCGTCGAAGATGCCGCCCTTCTCCGCCTTCATGTCCTTGCCTCGGAACATGCGGCCGGGGTCGGTGACGCCCCCGTTGCTCAGCTTCAACACGTCCTTGTCCACGAGGGGCTTGAGGTGGAGCTGGTTGCCCCGCTTCTCCGTGTCGAGGCCCATCGTCTTCAGGTAGCCCTCGAACTTCTCGTAGGTGAACGGGATCTTGGGAGGGGGCAGCGCCTGTCCGGAGTGGAGGGCGTTCCACATGTCGGGGTTGTAGTCCGACTTGAGGGTGAACATCTCCCGCAGGTTGTGGCGGGCTCCGTGAGCCAGCATGGCGTACACACCCAGGCCGCCCAGGGCCTGTGCGCTGGAGCCGCCGCCGCCCTTGGGGGACATGTCCAGGCTGTAGGGAGACCCGGTGCCACCGGCGCGGGCGGTCATCTTCTTGGCGACCTTGTGCTTGAGCTTGAGGATGTACTGGTTCCCCACCAGCACCTCGCCCATCGCCTTGCCCGTGGTCGGGTCGAAGAGGGTCTCGTTGTCGGACAGGCCGTGCTCCTTCAGCTCTCGCTGAATCTCCCGGCCGTAGTCCGCCTTCCCCTCCTGGGGGAAGTTGTCCACGAGGTAGGGCTTGCCCGTCTTCTCTGAGATCTTCCCGGCCAAGGTCTCCAGCACCTGGCCGACGTTGATGCGGGAGGGGACGCCGTGGGGGTTCAGGGCGACATGGATCTGCCGACCGTCCTTGGTGGCGGGCATCTCCTTATCCTGCATGACGCGGGAGATGATTCCCTTGTTGCCGTGCCGGCCGACCAACTTGTCGCCGACCTGCGCCGGCTCCTCCGTCTTGATGTGGACCTCGATCTTCTTCTGGGTCTTGATCACCCGGACGACCCTGCCCTTGTAGCCCTTGTCCCAGAGCACCGCGCGGTTGGCGTAGTCCTGCACCTTCGAGCGCTTCAGCGCCTGGTAGGCCGCGGCCTCCGACCCGATCTCTCGGAGCTGCAGCTTGGCGATGAGCAGGTCGCCCTCCTCCACCAGCTCGCCGTCCTTGATGACCCCAGAGGGGTCCAGCTTCGCGGTCTGTGCCGTGGTCACTGTCCCGGGGGAGACATGCGCCAAGTACTTGTCGCGGCTCATCACCGAGTTGCGGTCGAGCGACGCGTCCACCCGGTACATGTGGAGGCTGGTCAGCATCGTGGAGGCGGTCTGGGAGATGACCACCCCGTCCTCGTAGTTGTAGCCCTTGAAGGGGACGTAGCCGACCCGAAGGTTCTTGCCGATGGCGAAGGTGCCCTTGTCGGTGAAGTTGGTGTCCGCCAGGAGCTGTCCCCGCTTCACCCTGTCGCCCACCTTCACGCGCATGTGCGCCTCGATGTAGGCCTCGTCCTGGTTGAGGGGGAAGTCCTTGTAGACCTGGACCGTGTGGTTGTCCCCGTCGGGATCCTGGATGGTCACAGCGTCCTTCACGATCTGCACCACCTTCCCGTCGACCGGGGCCTGGTGGGAGTTGAAGGACCCCATGATGTTCTCGAAGGTAGTCCCCGACTCCGTCGCTGTCTGGACCATCGGGGCTTCCCGATGCTTCAGGGAGACCGCCTGTTCCTGCTGCCGGGAGGCAGTCATGGTCCGGTTGCCCTGGTTGTTGTGCAGGAAGGGGATCAGGTTCGTGGGCAGGGAGTACATCGCCTTGGACGAGAGCATCACGTGCGTGACCTCGTTCCACGGGCGCATCATCACCTCGTTGCCCGTGCCGGCGACCGCCACGTTCTTCGGGTCCTTCGGCAGCGGCATCTCCCCGGACCACTTCACCTGGTCAGCGAAAGCGATGATGTAGTTCTGGAAGTCCTGCGGCTTGACCTTCTCAATCGACTTGGTCTTCTTGTTGTACAGCTGCACCAGCAGCCCCAGCCCCTTCTTCTCCACGCCGATGGGGAGCTGCAGGGTGATGCCTGTCTTCGCTCCTTCAGGGGTGGTGATGGGGTCCAGGTAGGTGAGGTGGCTGTCGTTGATCCGCAGGGCTTCCTTCGGCACCTTCTGCGGGTCGGAGATGGCGCCGGGCCCCATGATCGTGGTTCGCATCTGCCCGGACACGAACTCCAGGGGGTTCGTCTGGTTGGGGAGCTGCGCCAGCGACGTGGAGAAGAAGGAGTTCAGGGGCTTGCCGAAGACCGCGGGGTTCACGATCTCTCGGACCTTCATCTTCTGTCCGTCGAGCCCCTGCCTCAGGCGGCGCCCGATCTCCCCGCGGGAACGGTGCAGCCGGTCAGCGAGGTGGTCCTCGGTGGACAGGATGTCCTTGAAGGCCAGAGACTCTCGGTCGTCCGGCTTGATGTCCCCTCGTGCCAGGCCGAGCAGCTTCTTCGAGGAGGTCAGCATCGCCTCCCCGTTGACCACGTTGAAGGACTTGCCCAGCGTGAGCTTGGTGCTGTCCTCCCGGAGCTCCGCGGCAGCCATGGTCTCCCGGACCGCGGTGCGCGCCTCGTCGAGGTCCTTGGCCACGTGGCCCGTCGTCCTCTTCAGCACCTTGTTCAGGGACTGGAGCTGCTTCTTGTCGTCCCCGAACTTGCTCACCGAGGCGTCGTAGATGTCCTTGCCCCACGCCTTCTTGATCTTGTCGTCGGACTCCCCCATCGCACGGAGCACGGGGTACAGGCCGATGTTCTCCATCGTCCCGAACTTCAGGGTGAAGACCCGCTCCTTGGGGTTGAAGAAGGACCAGAAGCGGTCGGCCTTGGCGCCGTCCCACTTGTTGATGTTCCACTGGGTGACCAGGCGTCCGGCCTCGTCCTCCCGGTGGTAGACGCCCGACTTCAGGCGGAACTGGTTGTCGACCTGCCGCTCCTTGCCGTCGACGATGTACGAGTAGCGGCGGGTGATCTTGGGGACGCGGGCGACGGTGATCGTCGAGCGGTCCAGGACATCGCCAGTGGCCTTGTCGATCAGGGAGACTCTGGCCTTGACGGGGACTGCCCAGGTCCCGCCCTGCAGCTTCGCGTGCTGTTGGGATCTGATGTCGTCGAGCTCTAGGTTGTCGTCGACCCAGACCTTGTCCATCTCGAGCCGTCGGTTCTGCCCCTCGAATGGGAAGTGGTCCCCCACGGCTTTCGCCACGCGGGTCTTCATGATCTCGAAGGCACCTTCTGGGTCAAGCTGGGCCATAGATCCTCAGTTGCAGCGGCGGCTCATGATACGGGACCATCGCAGTACAGCACAATCGCGGAGGATGCCACGGCATAAGCAGAGTGTAAGGAACCGCTAATCACCTCTGCAGGAGATCTGAATGTCCGAAAAGGCCCCCCCGAAGAAGAAGACCGTCAAGGTGGAGAAGCGCGCGTCCACCCGCCGCTTCTCGAACAACATGAAGAAGGCAGTGGGCGGGAAGGGCCCCAAGCCCAAGCCCTCCTCGGCGAAGAAGTAGCGAGATGAAGTGGCTGCTGATGGCAGGGCTCTTCTACGGATTCCTCCTCGGCCTCCACGATTTCATCCTGATCGAGAAGATCAGAGTGATCCGTGCGATGGAGAAAGAGAAGGACGCGGAGTGAGCTACTGCCCCCTACTACCGGGGGTGTGCCGGAACGCAGTCGACTGTGGAGGGTGCAGCACGTTTGGCGACGTGCTGCACCCCTACGCAGACTCGCTGTTCTGGGTGTGCCCCCTCTGCCTTACCCCAAAGAGAACGCCCAGCAGCTACACCCTGCTGGGTCACTACCAGGAGATCGACTGCGACCTCTGCGAGAAGGTCTCGTCCCTGTGCCAGGCGGCGCTGCCGGAGGACGTGATGCTGCGAACCGACTGGAAGGATCTGTGCCAGCAGATCCGGGAGGACTACGATGGCGATGGATGACACCTGCGCGTTCTGCCAAGGGCAGTTCGACTTGAAGGAAACGGATCTCCTCGAAGTCAGTCACGGGATGTGCGACCTAACAGGGGACGGAGAGATTGAGTTCATCCCCGACAACATCCCCGAGTACATCCACCTCACCTGTGCCTTGCGGTACTTCAACTCTCAGGAGGAAGACGCCGTCCGGGAGGTGATCCGAGAGGAGATGTTCATGGACGGCATGGCCGAGATCAACAACTACCTGGGGGGCATGGAGAAGATGGCCCAGCGAGCGGAAGAAGCGGAGGTGTACGAGCCTCCCGCTCCTGCCCCCCGGCCTACTCGTACTCGGGGCGGGAGGTGGCGGGGCCGATGATCAGACGATGGCCCGTCCGGGGTCTCGTCGCGGCGGCTTCTTCGAGGGGAGCGGGGACTGCTGGGCATCCAGCGGGTCCCGCGTCTCCTTGGTGCCCTGCATGATCTGCAACACTAAGGAGTAGAAGTGCGGTTGCGTCGCCTTCATCTTCTGCATCGTGGCGTAGGCGTCCGGGGGCTTGGTCTTGAGCTGCTTCCGCAGCTCATTGGCCACCCTCTTCGCCACGTAGTGCACGTCCATCCCTGTCTCGGGGTGCGCCGTCAGCTGCGACGACGCGTCCCCAGGGATGCCGGTCGTCGGAGAGGAGTTCCCGTTCTCAGGGTAGAGCTTGGCTCCCGCCGGCCCCTCGACCGCGCCGCCTCCACCTTCCCCGCCTCCGGGCGACGGGAGTTGGGGCTGGTTCGGTTGCGGGCCGGGGGCGCCGCCCACCATGTCCGCTTGGGAGGCCTGCATGTACAGCTGCATGACCTGCTGCGCCTCACCTTGGCCCACAGCAGCCGCCACCTGCGCCCTGCGCTGGTTCTCAGACTGCGCCCTGGCCTCAGAGCCAAGGAGGATACGCTCGTGCTCGTAGTCCTCGTTGAGTTCGCGCAGGAAGGTGTGGTCGGAGACCTTGCCTGCCTGGTTGGCCTGGAAGTAGATCATCGTGCGCTGCAGGTCGTCCGCCATCTTGAAGCGACGGAACTTCTTGGTGACCTTCGGCCAGCCCAGCCACGCACCAATGGAGTCGAACACCCAGTCCGTGAGGCCCTGGATGTCGGCGCGGTAGTTGATGAACTCGTTCTCCAGGTTCCGCATGGAGACCTGGGTGCCGGAGTAGCCGAGGCCGCCGAAGATGAACTCCTGCGGCACGTGCATACCCGCGACGATGTGCTCGGCCCAGACGCGGTGCTCCTGGTGGAGAATCATCGCTCGGCCCTGGCCGCCCACGACCTGGTGGCCCACGGGGAGGGGGAGGATCGGGATGTAGTTCGGGTCTCGCCTCCAGCGCTCGATCTCCTCCTCCATCTGCCCCTTCCACCCCGCCAGCGGCACCGTGGTGTACGGATCGCTGGTGCCGGAGCCGGGCTGGGGGAAGAGCATGCGGAGCGGGACGATGTGCTCGCGGGCGATGGCCTCCTGCCCCTTCTTGAGGATCTGCAGGTAGTAGGAGTCCTTGAGCACCGGCAGGATGCGGGACAGGCCCCAGCCCTTGTCGTTGCCGTTGCCCGAGATGGAGGGCCGCCGCATGTGGAAGAGCTGCCCCGGCGCGAAGCGGAGGCCCATCTTCTTCTGGGCCGCCTCGACGAAGACGTTCGGGACGTCCTCCTGGATGTGGTTCCTACCGATCACCAGTTGGCTCCGCGTGCGCGGGCTCATCTGGTAGTAGTAGCGGCAGGAGCCCGTCTCCTCGTTCACGTCGATGGAGATGCGCTCGGGGTCCCAACGGACCAGCCCCAGCTTGTAGGGGCTCCTCTGCCACACGTCGATCGGCTTGGCGTTGCCGATGCGTCGGCAGCTCGGGCAGGTGAGCCGGTACTTGAGCTCGCGCCACTTGTAGTGGGGCCTCAACTTCTTCGCCGGCTTCATCACCTTGCAGTGGTTGCACTGCAGGAACTTCACGAAGGGGTAGTTGATCGAGGTGAAGCTGTTGCCGTAACATTGATAGTCTAGGCCCGTCTCCACCTGGAAGCTGCGGAACTTCAGGACCTGGTCCTTCAGGTACTTGTACTTGCCTGCCACCGCGGCGTGTGGGCTCTCGAACACGAGGTCCGTGATCGGGTACGACGCCATCTTGTAGACGACGGCGTTCACCAGCGGGTTGGTGAAGAAGTAGTACCGGCACCAGCGGAAGAGCTTCTTCTGCGAGGAGGGCAGGTAGGTGTGGGCGCCATCGAAGAAGGGGCTCGGGTAGGGAACGCCCGCTCGACCCGACGCACCGAAGAACCCGCTGCGCAGGTTTGCGAAGCCGCTTCCTCCGGTGGACGTCAGCCCGTACTGGGGCAGCCCAAAGTCGAAACCCTCAGCCATCTATGCCGCCTTCTTCGAGAGGAGCCACGCGAACTCTTGCGCCTGCTCAGCTTCTTGTTGACGCCTCATCATCATGTAGTTGTGCGCCACCAGCAGCTTCGCACAGACCACGTCCTCCGGAACATCGTCGCTCAGGTCAGGCTCCTCGCCCGTCTCCCCCAGCATCTGCCTCCACCGAGCAGCGACGGCCCGGGGATCATTCTTGAAGTGGCGCTCGATGTTCCGGCCCACATCGTCCGGGATGCCGCGAGCAGGCTTCAGGTTCAGTGACCTCTCGTCCATGTCGGGGTCGAACCGGCCGACGCAGACGTCGCACCTGCCGTCGGCGAGGTCGTCGTCGTCCTCGTTCCCGCAGTCCGTGCAGACATAGGTGGGCTGTGCCACCAGCCGCTGTGCGAAGGACAGGGGCGCCGGGAGGAACCAGACGCCCCTCTCCATGGCGGAGGCCGCCACGAAGCGTCCGACCTCCTCCTCGTAGGGGTGCTTGCGGATGTCCGACACCATATCCACGGCCGCCATCATCTGCGCCACCGTGGGCTGCTGGAGCGTGAAGAAGTCGGGGATGTTGTTGTTCAGCGCCTGGGTCAGCGGGGAGAAGACCTCCCACACGGACCAGAAGCCATCGGCCACCAGCAGGTTGCGCACCGCCTGGATCTTGTTCTTGTTGAGGGCACTCACCGTCACCGCGTGCGGGCGGGAGTAGTGCATCTGGAAGCGGGACGAGAAGTCCTGCTCGATCTCGTACCAGAGGGCCTCCGAGTCCCACTCGAGCCAGTCCACTCCGAACTGCGCGAACAGCAGTCCCGCCAGCACGGCGGGGTGCGCGTCGTGGTAGCCGAAGAAGAGAGCTGGTGCCTCAGGAAGAGCCACGGACGTGGCTCCTGCTGTCGGCCAGCCGGGCCAGGATCACCTGCTGGGGGTAGGGCAGCGACTTGAAGATGGTGACGGGCTTCTTGACGAACTCCTCGGAGATCTCATCACCGAGAGCGTTGTGCACCAGCCGGATGTCCTCACGGGCGATGCGTAGCAGGTCGGCGCCGGTCACCCGGTCGATGCCCTTCACCCAGTGGTAGTTCGCGTCCTCCGAGGCCGTCTTCTCCGAGAGGGCTGCGCGGTACGGGTCGGGAAGATCCCGGTCCCACTCCTGGCTGAGCCCGTAGTGCTCGTCGAACTGGGTCAGCGCCTGACCGAACTCGTCCGGGCCCTTGTGCGTGGCCACCGAGGCGAGCTTCATCAGGATCGCTCCACCCCGCTCGTCGACTCGGCTCGCTCGAGCATTGAGGTGCAACACGAACCCCTCGTTGAGCTGGTCGCCCCCGTAGGCCGCCACCTTCTCGGTGACCTCGATGTCGTGGGCCGCGGCGGCTTGCTTGACATTGCGGCAGTACTCCCGGCGGTCGGTGGGGTGGAAGTTCTTCCAGAAGCGGTCGAAGTAGACCATCGCCTGCTTGATCTGCTCATCGGTCTGCAGCGGGTACTTGTCGTTGAGGGCGGCCAGCTTATTTGTGGCGGCGGCGTACCCCAGGACTCCGGCGGCGGGCAGCAAGCCGATGGCGCCTCCCTTGAGGGCGCCTCCCGCGGTGCGCTTGAGGGTTTCCGTCTTCGTCGCGCCGGCCTTGCGGGCCTTGTGGAAGCCCGCGCCCGCGCCGACGGTGCCCGCGCCGAGAGCGCCGACGGCTCCGAGCTCAAACAGGGTGAAGGCGCTCTTCTCGGCTGCCACCTTGTAGACGCTGCCTCGGTGCGAGATGTAGCCGGAGGTGGGAGACTCTGACTGCCGGAGGGTTGCCTTGACGTTGTCGGGGGCCTCCTTGATGGGCCTGGAGTGCTTCTTGGCGCGGCCCCAAACCTCGGGACTCGGGACGCCTCCCCGGCTCCACTGCTCCTCCTTGTGGTGCGCGTCCTCTCCGCCCAGGCGGTACCCAGACCGGGTGCCCGATCGATGTCCCAGCGCCGCGCCTGCGACGCCTGCAGCGGCCAGCCCGCCCGCGGCGACGAGGCCCTTGCCGAGGTTGCCCATCGCCGTCTTCTCCCAGCCGCGGATGTCCACGATGGGGCCGATGCCTTCGACCTCTCGGACCTCCCCGTCGCGTGCGGTGACTGTGGGGATGGCGGAGGCGACCTTGGCGACGAGGCCGGGACTGGAGTAGCCGCCCTCCTCCATCTTCTCTAGGAGGCGGACGCCTGCGACCACCGCGGCGGTCTTGGGCATGCCGTCCCAGCTCTCGGCGAGGTACTGGCCGTTGAGCCAGGCGACCTCAGGAGAGGTGCAGGCGAACTTCCGCAGCTTGCCCTCCCGGCCGAACATGACGACCCCGAAGTCGGAGTCCGGGTAGCGAGACAGCTCGCCCCTCTCAGGCATCGCGGCGGTGGCCACCTTGTGGGGCAGGGAGATCGAGGCTTCCTTGATCAGCCCGGGTCCCAGATCATGCAAGTCGACAGCGAACATACGGGCCTCCGGGTGCCGGTCGATGATGTCTCCCCCGTTGAGCCGATGTCAACGCAAGAAGCCGCCGGAACTCGGCATAAGGGTTACGCACTCAACACCTTGGAGCTTACCAGACGATGGCGATCAGCAGAGTGGGGGCTATTCCTGACCCTCCTTGTTTCGGGAAGCCAGCCTACTTCGATGAAGTCAACGACGAGGACTGCCGCACCTGCCATGCCAGGGTACGGTGCAAGGTCCAATGTCGCCAGAAGAAGGCGGGCGGGTCCCACAAGAAGAACACCAGCTTGAAGAACTCGAAGGCGACGGGGCGGGGCGACCGAAGCGTCGCTGCCGATGACGAGGACGCCCCGACCTTCCGCGTCAAGAAGAAGATGACCACCTCCTGGTTCGGGGCGCTCAAGCACAACTCGTTCATTCGACTGTGCAGCACCTTCTTCCGGGAACTCGCGTTCGGAGTGGAGCAGATTCCACTGGAGCCATACTCCGAGCAGGAATTGGAGGAGATCGATGAGTGACAGCATCAACGTCGGCGGCCTGATCATGACCGCCCGCAAGAAGAGGTTCCGCAGCACGAGGGAAGCCGCTGCCGCGGTGAAGCTCACCGACGCTCGCGGCACCCGGAGTCTCTCCGGTGAGGGCCTGCGGAAGTACGAGAAGAGCCTCAGTCTCCCGTCTGCGAATGTGCTTAGCGCGCTGATCCAGGGCTGGGGGATGGGTGGAGAGGAGGCCGAGACCCTGTGGAACGCCGTGCACGTCGCTCGGGAGCGCCGCGATGGCTTCGAGCCGAGGAAGGCCGCCCTCAAGGGGGAGAACATGGAGGCCGCCGTCGCCAGTGCGGTGGGTGAGATGGTCGGCGAGTGCCGCATCCTCGTCGAGGGGATGGTCGACGACGTCGACGACCAGGAAGCGTTCCTGGAGGAGGTCCGCGTCCTCTCGAACCGCATCATCAGGAGCCACTTTCGGTGAGCCTCTACACCTTCTGCAGGAGGGAGCCGGACCACGCCTACGTTGACCGGAATCTCTGGTTGCCGAAGGCGAGGCTCACTCCCCGAGTCATCAAGAAGCGTCTCAGCTTCCGGGCCGCGGTCGGGAAGAAGCGGGATCAGATCATCACCGTCAACGCCTTCCGAGAGGAGGAGCACCACCTGGTCGTGCCTCGCAACTTCATGTCCCCCGCCGAGCTACTCGAGCAGGACATCCCTGTGGTTGACCTGCGTCCCAAGGAGTACGAACGGGTGGTGATGGCGCACTCCATCATCCCCCGCGACCACCAGGTCGAACCGCTGACCAAGATGGAGGAGATCGATGACGGGACGTTGAACGTGGCGTGTGGTCGGGGCAAGACGGTCATGGCGCTGTACGAGGCAGCGCGCATGGGTGTGCCGACCCTGGTGGTTTGCCAGAACAGCTCCATCCTCCAGCAGTGGGAGAGGGAGATCGAGAAGTTCATTACCTTCTCCGGGGACGTGCAGTGGATGAAGGGCAAGGGCCTGCCGAAGTCAGCGTTCGGGCTGGCCACCATCCAGACCCTCTACCGCAAGGCGGAGGACCTGCCGACGGCCTTCCGCCGTCGGTGGGGGCTCGTCATCTTCGACGAGGCGCATCACGTCTCGGCCCCGGAGTTCTGCAAGGCCGCGGACATCTTCCCCGGCCGGAGGATCGCACTGACAGCTACAGCGAAGAGGAGTGATGGGCTGGAGAAGATCTACCAGTACCACCTGGGGCAGGTGTTCCACACCGACCTCCGTCAAGACCTCAAGCCGAAGATCGTCTTCCTGCACCTGCCCGGGTTCGACCCTCCGGGGAGCGTGTACGACGACGTCAGCCTGAAGACCTGGCTCTCCAGGAACTCTTCCTTCAACGCCATCGTGGCGAAGGAGACCACGGACGCCGTGGCCAAGGGCCGCACCGTCATGGTGCTGTCCCACCGCGTCGAGCAGCTCGTCACCCTGGAGCAGCTGGTCCCCTCGGGGAGGGCCATCTACGGAACCATCAAGCTGGCAGAGCGGGACGACGTCCTTCGGACAGCCAACCCCATCTTCGCCTCCATCAACCTCGCGCAGGAAGGGCTGGATCGGCCACAGCTGGACACCCTCCTGATCGCTACCCTCTTCTCCAACCCCAACTCCTTCCAGCAGGTGGTAGGGCGGGCGCAGAGAGAGTTCGCGGGCAAGAAAGATCCGGTCGTGGTCTTCCTGGTCCCCGACATCAACCGTTGCAAGAACCAAGCTCGCCGTCTCGCGTCCTTCGCGAGGAAGGCCGGCTACCCAGTGGAGAACCACCGAGCATGAGCAACCGCAAGAGCAAAGAAGTCATCGTGATGATGGTCAACCGCACCGCCTGGGTCGGGAAGTCCCGGGACGACGAGTCCCCTCCCGCCGAGCTCCGCGACGCCGTCATCGCCTTCCTGCACCAGAAGCCCAGCCCCGACGGCCAGATGGTGGTCATGACCCCCATGCGGGTCCCTTTCGGCCTCTCCAGCGAGACGCTGGGGAAGGTCCACCTCAACCCCGTCAACGTGGAGTCGTGGTGCTACCTCGACAACATGTCGGAGACTGACCAGAAGCAGATCCGCCTCTTCCTCGCATCCCAGAAGGAGCAGGAGCAGCAGACCCGCGCAGTCGCCGCAGGCATCGTGCTGCCTGGGCAGGGGGGCGCGCCCGCGCTGGACCTGGAGAAGCTCCGGAGGGGAGGCAAGTGAGCGTTCCCTCGCTGGCCGACATCTTCGACCAGTACGTTGCGCAGGGGTGCGACCGCTGCCCTCGACTGATGGAGAGTCGGACCAGCATCGTCTTCGGGGAAGGGCACCCCGACCCCGACATCGTCTTCGTCGGTGCGGCTCCGGGGTACTGGGAGGATGAGCTGGTCCGCCCCTTCGTGGGGCAGGCCGGTGTCCTCCTGGACTCCTTCCTCGCCTACTTCGGGCGTCGAGGCAACTCCGACCTCTGGCGCCTCGGGGAGTCCGTGGCCAAGGGCAAGAACCTCGGAGACCAGGAGGCCGACGCGGTACGGGAGGCGCTGATCGAGACGGAGAAGGTGCACTACCTGAACGCCGTCCTCTGCCGGCCGCCGGAGAATGTAGACCCGAGCAAGAAGGAGGTCGACGCCTGCCGCGACCGCCTGTTCCAGACCATCTACCAGCTGGACCCGCTGCTCATCGTGGCCACCGGCAAGGTCGCGGCCAAGGCGCTCCTCGGGAAGGTGCTCAACGTCCAGGACTGCCGCGGGCAGGTCTACGACATTGAAATCCCGGGGGTCACTGGCGGGATCAGATACCCGATGCTCCTTACGTTCCACCCCTCCTACGTGAACCGCGTGGGGGACTTCTTGTCGAAGACGGGGCCGGGGGTGCAGTTCGCGGAGGACTGCGAGCACCTCTTCACCCTGGTGGACCAGACCCGATACATGACCTGCGGCACCCCGGTGCCTGAACGGAGGAAATGGTGACCAAGATCAACCCGGAAGACGTCGATACCAGCGTGGCCGAAGAGGCCGTCGAAGCATTCCAGGAGGCCGAGGAGGAGTTCAAGGAGCTGCTCACGGACATCAAGGACAGCATGGGAGAGGACTGGTACGCCTACTTCCTCGAGACGATGGAGAAGCGGCGGAACCTCTGCAGCCGCGCGAGGAACACGGTTCGTGCCGTGGGTGTAGGCGTCGGCGCCTTCGCCGCTCGCACCATCGAGAAGAACGTCTGGGATGTCGAGGCCGTCCTGGAGCTGTCCCGCCTTCGGGACGAGCAGCAGGAGCTGGTCGACGCGAAGGTGCTGAAGTACTCCTTCGACCCGAAGCGTGCGCTCGAGCAGCTCGATGCCAAGGCCTTCGAGATCTACAAGGAGAAGGCTCACAGCAAGCGGCCGGGGACTACGCAGGTACTCGGCCCCAAGGTCGACGATGACCTCTTCAAGTAGCACCGATCCCCGGGTCACAATCCGCCGCAGCGCAGTCCTGAAAGGCATGGAACCTGAGGACCAGTTCTGCGATGATTTCCAGCTCAGCGAGGAACACATGGACAAAGCGAAGCGCTTGATCGGAGACGGTCAGGCAGAGGTGTCTGTTGGCACAGACATGGGAGAGAAGGACTTCGGCAACGGCTTCGGCGTCTTCGTTTCCGTCAAGCTCACCTGCAACCAGGACGTCGCCACCATCGAGAAGGCTCAGAGCCTGGGGTGGGAGATCGCCAAGGAGTTCGCGGAGACCCAGTGGGCGGAAGCGAAGGAGCTCTACCAGTTCCTGGCGGGCAGCTGAGGTGGGGCTGCCCATCGACGAGAACCCGAACTTCTCCTCCAGTCTGATGACCTTGGAACTGAAGCGCATCGAGGGCTCCCCTGGGGCCTTCGGGCTGATGTACGAGGTGGAGATCCGCAACCGCACCACGGGGGGCTTCGCAGTCCTCCGTGGGCGGGACCTCTCGGAGGACGTCCAGAGCCATCTGCACGAGCTGATGGCCATGGTCGAGCAGCACGCTGGCGAGCGGTTCTTCTCCACACAGAAGCAGAAGTAAGGGGGTTCTCGTGGCGGCCCTGGAACCCACCCTCATCTCCACCATCCTGCGCGACCAGTCGCTGAAGGCATTGATCGAAGCAGGGATCGTCGAGTCGGACTTCCAGACTCTCGAAGGTGCCGAGTGGTTCCGCTTCATCTACCGGCACTTCCGCAACCGGTCCACCTACGGGCAGGTCCCCAGCCCTGCCCAATTCAAGAGGAGATTCCGGGGCTTCGACTACTGCCCCTCTTCCGACTCCATGTCCTCCCTCTGTCAGGAGCTCCGCGACAACCAGATGGTCCACGAGGTCGAAGACCTCTCGGAGCGCATCCAGGAGCTACTGGACGACGACGACCTGGACGACGTGCTGTCCAACCTCTCGGGGTTCCTTCGCAAGTGGACAACGAAGAGGGCCGACGGAGGCGACGTGGACCTGGCTCAGGCCGTCGGGGTCCTGAAGGACCAGTACTACGCCGTGAAGGACGGCGGCGGCTTGCTCGGCATCCCGTACCCCTGGGATGTGGTGAACGACGAGACCTTGGGGATGCAGCCAGGGCAGCTCCTCGTCATCTACGGCAGGCCGAAGGCGATGAAGACGTGGGTGGCGCTGTACATCGCGGTGTTCGCCTACCTCTTCTGCAACGCCCGAGTCCTGTTCTACAGCAGGGAGATGGACCGAATCCAGATCCTGAGGCGGGCGGCGTCCATCGTCGTCGGCCTCGACTACAGCGACGTCAAGAAGGCCACCCTCCCGGAGGCTGCCGAGAAGGATCTGTGGGCTGCGATGGAGCTGCTCGCAGAGGGCGAGGACCTGGGGGACGGCAGGCGGAGCCGCTTCGTCATCTCCAACGACCGGGGGGCCAACAACTCGGCCACGGTGGACTTGATTTCCCAGAAGGCGAGGGACTACGAGGTCGACCTGCTGGTGGTCGACGCCGTCTACAAGCTCAAGGACGGGAGGACCAACAAGAGGGACGCGGACTGGAAGACACAGGCGCATGTGCTCCAGGATCTAAAGGACTCCGCAGTGGACATGCACATCCCGTGCATCGCGGTCACGCAGGCCAACCGCAGCGCCTCCAAGAACAACGTGAAGCAGGTGGACACGTCGGAGGTCGCCTTCACGGACGCCGCCGGTATGGAGTGCGACGGGATGTTCCGCGTCATCAAGGGGACCGACCCCGACACAGGAGAGAACGAACTCGCCCTGGTGTGGGCAGCCACGCGGGACGAGCAACTCGACGCGATCCTCATTCATGGCCAGCCCGGCTACAACTTCCGTCTGAAGAGAGAGGGGATCACCTTGGATGAACTGCAGCAGCGCAAAGCCCGGGAGGACGCCAACAATGCGGCCGAGGAGGCAGCGCCCAAGAAGCCCGCCTCGGCCCCGCGCGGGCGCCGTAGCGGTCGGTCTGCCGTAGCCCTGGCCCGCCAAGGAGCGAAGAGGAAGAAGTGAGAGTCGCCTCTGTTGTTCGGCAGGTTGCGGAGGAGCACCTCACCCGGTACCGAGAAGGAGCGGACCACGAGATCATCGGTCTCTGCCCTCTGCACGAGGACAACACCCCCTCCTTCGCCATCAACGAGAAGACAGGACTGTGGGTCTGCTACGGCGGGTGTGGGGGCGGAAGCCTCTCGTACCTGCTCTACCGGCTGGAGTACGGCCGGAAGAAGATCGACCACGTGCTGGGACCCATCCGGGACCAGCTGCAGCTCCCGGTCAAGAAGAGGATCAAGGATGTAGCGGACCCCTTCCGGGCGCTATACCCGCTGCCGGAGGCACTCCTGGGTGTCTACGACGTCGACAAGCCTCACCCGATGCTGGCCGACATCTTCGAGCCGGAACTTCTCCGTCGGTACGACGTGGGATACGACCGCCGCAACCATCGCATCACCTTCCCCATCAGGGACTTGTACGGGAACCTCGCAGGGTTCAGCGGCAGAGCTACGGCTCGGACGCCGCCTAACTCCTCCGGGGACATCGCCAAGTACAAGATCTACGACAAGGAGATCATCAAGGAATACCCCGACTACAAGTTCGACCGCTCCCGGCACCTCTACAACATGGACCGCGTCTACCCGAACCTCTACTACTCCGAGGAGGTTCAACCACTGATTCTGGTGGAGGGGTTCAAGGCCGCGCTCTGGCTCATCCAGTGCGGCTTCCCTAACGTGGTCGCCTTCATGGGTGCCGCCCTCACCACCTCCGGATGCGCGCTCATCCAGAGGCTGTCCAGTCGGATCATCCTCTTCCTGGACAACGACGTCACCGGTAGACGAAAGACAGCCAAGGTGGGACGAGACCTGTCCCGGGCCGTCCGTAGACTATCGGTCGTCGAGTATCCCTTCAGCGCATTCGCCCAGCCCGATTCCTTTGACGACGACGAGCTGACCCTGCTCTTCAACGACCACTGCCTGCCGCTTCGACGGTGGGTCAGGAGACACACAACATGAGTACTTTCCGATCCCGAACCCGCAAGACCCGCAACGCCACCTCCAAGCGCCGTGGAGGCGGGGGCATGGCCTTCTTCTCCGACGAGATCCGCTTCAAGTCGGTTCCCGTCAAGACGAGCGGCATCCCGCTGCTCTTCATCGACGCCAAGTACCCGAACCCCCGCGGGGACGAGGGCGCCTGGGACGACGCGGCCCCCTACTACCTGTTCAAGCAGGGCACGGCGGTCATCAAGGTCCGCGGTGAGTTCAAGGGCATGCGGACCGACTGCATGCCGGGCACCATCAAGGCCCCCGACGACGAGTACCCCGCCGGCGACCCGCGCTGCTACTACTCGCGGGACGAGTACAAGAACACCCTCTGGAGCGAGCTCGACAACGATGACCGCATCGGCATTGGCTACAAGCACGCCATCAACGTCCTGGACCTGCGGCCTCACCACGAGGTGGCGAAGACGGACCGCGACGGCAAGGTGATCAAGAAGCAGAACGGTGACCCCGTCATGCACCGCGTCCCTTACGAGAAGGGTGGAGAGTTCGACGGCGAGCCGGTCGTCTCGGGCCGCCGTGGCTACTCGGTCTTCGGGCCTCGCCACATCGAGCACACGATGAACCTCGAGCTGCAGGTGGAGGACTTCTGCCGCTCCTGCCGCGAGGGGCTCATCATCCGCGAGGCGTTCACCTGCCCCAACTGCGACGAGATCATGATCGATCTCACCCAGGCCGGGCTGAACGAGGAGGAGGCCGAGAAGATCTACCAGAACGGCATGAAGTGCCCCCACTGCAAGAAGCCGGGCCAGTACCCCGAGGAGGTCCTGGGATGCCGCGTGCCGGACGACGAGGGTGACCCCTCCGACGACGTCTGCTGCGGGGAGCCCAGCCGGGCCTCGCTGTTCGACGTCGTCTGGTACGTCCGCAAGACGGGTGCGGGCACCGACACCGCGCTCGACGCGTACCGGAAGGGCAAGCCGATCCCCTGGGTCTGGCTGGAGGACTACGACGTCAGCGACGGCGAGGCCCTCATCGAGCGCGACTTCGGGATCACCGAGACGGAGACGGGCCACAAGCCCGACTACGTCTGGCACCCCGAGATCGCCAAGATGCTGGCGCCCTACGACTTCAGCAAGGTCCGCAACATCGGCGTGCCCGGGCTGAAGAACTGGCAGCTCGCCGACTTCCTCGGCATCGAGCTGACGGACGACCTGGAGTCGTACAACGACAAGGACAGCAGCGACAATGGGGCAGGCTCCTCCGGGGGTGGCAAGTCCAGCCGTCGCTCCAGCCGTCGAGGCCCGTCGGGCCCCGGCAGCCGCTACTGATCTAATCAACCACTGAGACCTCGGGGCCCGCGTCTGCGGGCCCCGTTTGGGGGGACGCATGCTCCGACCGCCTGCTGAGTACATCGACACCGAAGAGAAGGCCGCCAAGGTCCTCCGCTACCTGATGAAGCAGCGCCGCGTCGGAGTAGACACCGAGACCACCGGGCTCCAGATCCACAAGGACATCGTCCTGTTCTGGGGCCTCGCGACGATGGATCGTCGCTTCTGCATTCTGGGGGACCTGCTCCCCTTCTTCTCGCCCCTCTTCACGGCGCCGAACACCCAGAAGGTGTTCACCAACGCCAAGTACGATCGGCACATCATCGCCAACAGCGGGGGCGGGGGCTTCGCCGGCAACATCGTCTGCACCCTGGTCCTGGACTGGCTCCTCGACGAGAACCGCCGGAGCCACGGCCTCAAGCAGTGCATCAAGGACCATTTCGGCGAGCCGATGCCCGCCTTCAAGGACGTCTTCGGTAAGGCAGTGCGTGCGGAGAACCAAGCGGGCGAGATGATGGCGATGCTGCACTCGGACTCGGAGTCCGAGCGGCAGAAGGCCATCGAGTACACCAGCCGCGACCCGTGGGAGTCCCTGCGCCTCGGCAACTACCTGCTGGGCGAACTCGAAAAACAGCCCATCGACGACTCCGGCTACAACCTCGCCGACCACTACTGGGAGGTCGAGGAGCCCTTCGGCCAAGTCCTCTGGAACATGGAACGCCGCGGTGTGATGGTCAACACCGACTACCTGGAGGAGATCGCTCCCGGCATCGAGCAGCAGGTGGAGAAGATCGAGCGGAAGTTCAACCGAGCGGCGGGCCGCGTGCTGAATCTCAACAGCACCCCGCAGCTGCGTGAGCTCTTCTTCGAGCAGCTGGGCGTAATGCCCACGAAGTTCGGGAAGCCGCACGCAGCCACCGGCAAGGTCACCCCCTCCTGCGACAAGGAGGTCCTGGGGGCGTGGGCCGAGGGAGATATCGCCTTCTGGGATGGCCAGAGGGAGGTTGCCGGGGACGAAGAGGATGTTCACTACGTCCAGGACCTCGCCGACTCCCTGCAGGAGCACCGCGGGCTGACAAAGTTCCTGGGCACCTACGTGCGTGGGCTCGAGACCCACGCCGACGAAAACTTCCGCATCCACTGCACGATCAACCAGCACATCGCGCGCACCGGGAGGATCACCGCCAGCAAGCCCAACCTGACCAACATCCCCACGCTGCGCAACGACCGCTTCGGCATCCGCTACGCCTTCATCGCTGATGGAGGCAGGTCCCTGGGTGTGTGGGACTACAAGACGCTTGAGATGAGGGTCATGGCCCACTTCTCCGGCGACAAGGCCATGCGCGGGGCCATCCGCAAGAAGGTGGACCTGCACGGGTTCACCGTCAGCGAGATGGGGATGGGCTACTCCATCGAGGAGGTCGCAGCCGCCAAGGCCAAGGACGACGAGGGGCTGCCCCTATCCGAGAGGGAGACGGACATCCTCCGGCAGCGCGTAGGCTCTAAGGCCGTGGGCTTCGGGCTCATCTACGGCATCGGGGAGGTCAAGCTCGGGCGCCAGCTCGGGCTGCCCATCGTGGTGCGTGTGGACAAGAAGGGAAGGAAGCGGGAGACCTGCCCGGAAGCGAAGAAGCTGATCGGCAAGTACTTCGGCGTCTTCCCGGGCGTGAAGAAGTTCATCCGCGACACGAAGGCCTGGGTCCACAGCGAGGGCTACGTCCAGACCTACCTGGGCCGGTTCCGCCGACTGCCCACCATCTTCTCCGGCAACCGGCAGCTGTCGACTCAGGCAGAGCGCCAGTCGGTCAACACCATCATCCAGGGAAGTGCGGCAGACATCGTGAAGATGGCGATGATCAAGTGCGAGAATGACCCGGACCTGCAGGCAGCGGATGCGCGGATGCTTCTGCAGATCCACGATGAGCTGATGTTCAGCGTCCCCGACCACGAAGACATCAAGCGGGACGTGCAGGAGAGAGTCAACCACCACATGGAACACCCCTTTGACGAGCCGCTGGCGGTGGACCTTCCGGTCTCGGGCGGCTACGCGACGAGCTGGGGAGAGGCTAAATAGGAAATGACCAACGACAAACTCCAACAGAAGCTCGACGCACTGACCGTCGACGACCTCGTACGTGAGGAAATCATCAACGCGCCCATTCGAGACCTGCTCTTCATGGAGATCCTCGCTACCGGGGAGACCCCTTGGGCCGCCCTGATGCGGAAGGGGTGGAAGCACGCAATCGAGTCGCCGCTGGAGGCTCGATTGCGTGCGGAAACAGCAAGCGCTGGCGGAGGCTTGGATGACGAAGACTGAGCTGATCGAGAGGGCCGCCGCCCGCTGGGATGGCGGCGGCCTGAAGATGCTGAAAACTGACCAGAAGACCCTCGTCTCGGACATTCTGGGGTGTATACTCGACGAGGTCGAGGGTGCCCTGCGAGACAAGATCGAGGTGAAGATCGAAGGCTTCGGGACACTGAAGCCGACGTTCCAGAAGAGGCGCTCCCGCCACAACATCCAGACCGGGGAGACCGACGTCCATGAGGCGCACTACGCCCTTCGGTTCCGCCCGTCCAAGCGTCTGCGCGACGCACTGAAGGAGTGATCATGGAGAAGTACGGCGTTGTGACCAGCAAGCCGAAGCCCGGTGAGAAGACCGCGGCCAAGAACGACCAGGAGAAGCGCGGCTCGAACGTGCCGATCTCCGACACCCACGGCACCGAGCCCTGGGAGTCCCCGCCCCCGCTGAAGAAGCCCTCCCCCAAGAAGTAGACCTCCTCTCACGAGGAGCCATGACGAGCCTGTCACGCAGGCTCGAAGGGACCCCTATGGCCACGAAGAAGAGAAAGACCGCCACCCGTGGCGGAGGACCCACCCGTCTGGAGCGCCGCCAGGCCTTCCAGGCCCACATCAAGAAGGAGTACAAGGACACCGGCCTGATCATGCGGGGCGACGAGTACGAGGCCCCCTTCATGGTGCGCCGCATCCCCACGGGCATCCTCGAGCTGGACCTTGCCCTGAACGGAGGCTTCCCCTGCGGAGGCGTCTCCGAGATCATCGGTGCCGAGTCGTCGGGCAAGACCACCCTGCTCAACCAGGTCTTCAGCTACCAGCAGCAGATCCTCGGCAAGGACGCGATGCTGGGCATCGCCATGACGGAGCAGCCCTTCGACAAGGGGCACGCGAAGTTCAACTGCGGCGTCAACATCGCCATCCACCCCAAGGAGATCGACGCCATCGAGGCGACCCTCAAGCGGAAGCTCACCAAGGAAGAGAGCGCGATCATGGGCAGCCAGACCGGGGAGTTCGATGAGTTCGCTGCGGGCACGGTCGAGGCGCTGTACGACATGCTCCTCGACGCCGTGGCGTCGCGCACCTACCACGTCCTCGGCCTGGACTCCTGGGGCTCCATCCTCACGGAGGCCGAAGAGGGCTCCAACATGCAGGACAAGATGTACGCCGGCGGTGGAGGGGCGAACGTCAACGCCTCCTGGGCACGGCGACTGTCCCCCGAGTTCGTGGTCCCCAAGGACGGGAACCGCAACTACACAGCGCTCATCGGGATCAACCAGTACCGGATGAAGATGAACGCCAACCCGAAGGCGGGGGCCATGAAGCAGATGAGCGTGCAGGGCGGCTACGCCCTGAAGCACATCAAGCTGGTCTCCATCTTCTTGGAGTCGTTCGACCTCTGGGAGGAGACGAGCGGGAAGCGGAAGCGGGTCGGTAAGAAGATCAAGTGGACCGTGATGAAGGGCAAGGCCGGCTGCCACGACGGCGGCACGGGCGAGTACGAGATTCGCTACGGCGTCGGCATCGACATCCTGCGCGAGCACCTGATGGCCGGGCTCCTGCGGGGCCTCATCGTCAGCAAGGGCTCCTGGTACTACCTGATGGACCCCTCGGACGACTCCGAGATCTTCAAGGCCCAAGGCAAGGACGCCTTCCTCGCCCTGCTCAAGAATGAGGACGGCGCCCTGGAATGGCTCCGTGATTCCGTCATCGACTACGAGGTTCGTGAGAACGGGGCCTCCTTCATCCCGCCCCGATGACCTGGGTCCTGCTACCGCTCTCCCTCGTGGGAGTGCTGATCTGGTGGTACCGCACCCGTCGTGGCGATCTCATCCCTTCCGACTCCCGCGCCCAAGGAAGGTACTGCCCCGTCTGCGGGGCAGTACCCGGGCAGCTGTGTCACCGCAACGGCATCACCCTGGTCATTCAGATGCACCGAGGAAGACTTCCATGACAAAGCTGTACCTGCGGGTCTACGGAGGCGACTGGTTCACCGGCTTCGCGGTCGTAGACCTCCCCCCGGAGTACCTGGCCACCCTCGCGCGTCGACAGGTGGTGTGCGATGCGGTTCGCGAAGAGGACTCCGAGCTCTACCGCCTGCTCTTCTGGGACGGCTCCCCCGACATCTACGAGGGCGACCCCTTCGAGGGAGGGGAGCAGGCAGCTGTTCCCGCGCGAGTGGAGCTGCAGATGTGCGCGATAGACGTGCGCGGCGGCCTCTACTGGAGCTGGCTGATCAAGCACACGTCTCAGACGATGACCACGGAGTCCCTGACAATCCCTGCGCTGCAGGACACCGAGCTCAACGACCCCGGCTTCTGGGTCTCCCCGGAGCTCCTGGAATGCTTCGACCCCGAAGAAGACGGGATAAGCGGAGCAACCCCCTACCTGGAGCGGCAATGACCGATCAGACCCACCCCTATCCCGGCGTCGACCTGCTGGTCCTCGACCTGGACCAGACGGTTCGCGGGAACCGCGCGGCCAACTGGCGTCCCCCCAACCACACCGGAGAGCAATTCATCTACCCCGGCATCGCCAAGATCCTGGCGCTGTACGTCGAGGCTGGCGTCCCCGTCCGCTTCGCTACCAACCAGGGCGGCATCCAAGCGGGGCACTCCACCGTGGAGAAGACCGAGGAGGTCCTCGACGAGACGATGACCCTCCTCAACGGGGAGATCGGTGAGGACCTGTTCAGCCTCGAGGACGTGAAGTACTGCCCCTCCACCGACCGGAGCCACGCCGACCGGAAGCCCAACGGAGGGATGCTGGACGACTGGGTCGAGGAGGAGGACATCCGGCAGGGCCACGACAACTGCCTGTACGTCGGGGACCGGGAGACCGACCGGCAGGCCGCCATGAACGCGGGCTACGACTTCATGTGGGCCTGGGACTTCTGCGACGGCGTTCCCGTCCGGCCGGAGAAGAAGCGATGAGGGAGGTCTACGTCAGCGTCGACGTGGAGGCGGACGGCCCCATCCCGGGGCCGTTCTCCCTCCTCTCCCTGGGGGCCGCGGCTTTCCTGCCCGGGAACCCGGCCCCCGTGTCCACCTTCAAGGAGAACCTGGAGGATCTCCCGGGGGCTTGCCAGGACCCGAAGACCATGAAGTGGTGGGAGGGGCAGCAGGAGGCATGGGAAGCCTCCCGAAGCGACTTGCAGGACCCCTCCAAGGTCATGCACCGGTTCGCCCACTGGCTGGGCAACCTCGAGGGCAGGCCGGTGTTCGTGGGCTACCCCGCAGGGTACGACTTCACCTTCGTCCACTGGTACCTGGTCAACTTCACGGGCAGCGACCCCTTCGGGTTCTCGGCCCTCGACATCAAGACCATGGCTTACACCATGCTGGGGCTGCCGTTCCGACAGACCGCGAAGAGGCGGATGCCGGAGCGATGGTTCGAGGGCGGGCCCGCGCACACCCACGACGCTCTCCAGGATGCCATCGGGCAAGGCGTGCTCTTCATCAACATGCTGAAGGAGTTACGCGGATGAAAGCCTGCCCCAACTGCGGCGACAACTCCTGGCAGCCCTTCCTGGGGATGACCCGCAAGCTCCAGTGCCGGGGCTGCAAGAACGTCATCCCCAGAAAGGAACTCGTCGTCAAGGGAGAAGGTCGCCGCAGCCAGGGCAGGGGCCAGGCGAAGAAGCGGATCCGCCGGAGTGCGAAGAACGAGCTCCGGCGGGCCGCTGCAATCGGGGGTGGCACTACCCCCGGCTCCGGCAACCGCGGCGCCTTGTCCATCTCTGCCGACGTGTTCGTGAAAGACACGCTCCGTGAGGAGGATAAGGAGACCGAGGCCAAGAGCTACACGCTTCGTCTGGCAGACCTTCTCAAGGTCGCGCGTCAGGCAGCGGCGAACGGGGAGATGCCTGCCCTCCGAGTTCAGTTCCTTCGGGAGCGCCAGCGCCACTCGTACGTGGTGCTTAGGGAAGAAGACTTCGACCAGCTACTGGTCCTACTGAGGAGAGAAGTTGAAGGTTCACACACTGGATGACGCGAAGAAGGTCGGCCCCGCCGTTGCGCTGGGGCTGTTCAAGACCTTCTCCTTCCGCAGCGATCTGCTGAAGTACATGAAGGAGTTCCGCAACCGGCGGAGCGGAGACAGGACCACCAAGTCCTTCCCCTGCGGCCCCTGCGAGGGCACAGGGATGATGCACGAGCACCCGCGCTCCGTGGACGTGTTCCACCCCTCGAGCTTCGGCCCCTACGGCTGTCGCCAGCGGTTGTGGTTCGACCTCTACGGGACGGTGGAGGAGATCAGCATCCACGACCCCGAGCTCCTGCTCATCTTCGACGTGGGACACCAGCTGCACGACATGCTGCAGACCTACGCCGAGCGGATGTACGGAGACGACTTCGAGCGGGAGGTGCGGGCCAAGGACGCTGACGGCCTCATCTCGGGGTCGGCGGACGGTCGCTGGACCTTCCCCAAGCTCCGAGTCATCCAGGAGATCAAGACGATCAACCGGAAGGGGTTTGAGGGGCTGTCGAAGCCGAAGCCTGAGCACATGTGGCAGGCGATGACCTACGCCAAGATGCTGGACATCCCCTTCATCCTCTTCGTCTACATCTGCAAGGACAACTCGCAGATCGTGGAGTACCACGTGCTGTTCGACGAGGAGATCTGGGCCGACGTCGAAGCCTTCCTGGACTCCGTGCTCGACTGCCCCGACGAAGAGGGCCCCGGAGCCATCAACGCCATGGGCAAGGTCGTGAACAAGTTCACCTGCAAGGGGTGCGGCTACTCCCACGGCTGCAAGTTCAGCCAGTTCAGCCCGCCCCGGAGGAGGAAGACGCGATGAGTGCACGACGTGGCACTGGCCGGCGCCTGAAGACTGACATGGAGGAGAAACACGAAGATGCCGCCAAGCTGTACGCCTCGGCCTACGACGAGGGGGTCACCGAACTGGAGAACCGCGGGGTCGACCTGTCTGTAGAGGCCCCGACGCAGGACTTCACGGGCTCCATCCCCACCAACCTCCCGGACCTCGACTCGCGAGAGCTGGGAGACTTGCTGGGGCAGTGCACCGAGTGGTTCAACTACGTCTCCCGGCTGATGGCGCTCGTCGACGCGAAGCGCACCACGCTGGACCAGGCGCTGCGGACCGCCGAGGCAGAGGTGCGGAGAGAACTGACCCGGAGTTCGGAGACGAAGAAGTACGAGAAGGACGACATGGTCCGCCTCGACACTCGAGTCGTGGCTCTGCGCTACGAGTACCTGCGCGCCGAGGTCCAGCACATCCTGCTGAGCCGGAGCATCGTGCCTTCCTCCGAGAAGGGGTACTCCGCGGTGAGCCGTGAGGTGAGTCGGCGGGACCAGGAGCAGCACCAGCACACCCGAGGCGGTGCCGTGGGCCGGCGGCGTAAGCAGCGCTGATGGAGGTCCTCATCGTCTACCCAGCGCTACCGCTGACTACAAACCACGCCTACGCCACGGTACGGGGGAGCCATCGGGTGCTGAAGACCGAGGGGAAGACGTGGAAACGCAACTTCTACGACTTCTTGTGGGAGAAGTATGGTGACGACCTGGACGCGCTGCTTACCTCGGCCGGGGAAGACCAATGGCTGCTGGTGTCCTACTACTTCTTCTTCGACTCCCTCGTGAACGCGGCCTTCCTGAAGCGCCACACCACCTCCTTGCCTGAGCGCCCCGGCAAGCGGAAGGGGAAGAAGGTGACGTTGCCGGCACAGGTTGCCGGTGAGAGGAAGTCGAACGAGCGCTTCAAGCGGCTCGACGCGAGCAACCGGCTGAAGCTGGTCGAGGACGGCCTGTCCGAGGCCCTGGGCATCGATGACAGCCGCTTCCAGATGGGGTCGGTGCTGAAGTACATGGACCCCGACAACCCCCGTACGGAGGTGCTGATCGAAGTCGTGAACCCGATAGATTTCGGCGTCCCAGAGGAGTACGTTCGTGATCCCCGAAGTACCCTGCCCCGCACACGGGATGTACACCGCCCGTGATGGTCAGAGGAAGCACTGCCGGAGCACGTCGCGAGTCCTCTGCCTCATGGAGAAGTACGAGGCCTGCTCGCGGTGTCCCCGTCGGAACTTCCAGCTTCTGCTCGTCAAGACCGACCAGGTGATCACCTGCCCCGTCTTGACTCACTACGTGGAGGGCACGTTGCCCGATGACCCCGTGCGGGCCGCCGACGTCATGCACGTGGAGAGGACCACGACAGGGAAGATCACCGACGACCAACTGACCCTTCAGACCTGCGTCGACAACCCATTCCAGGGCTGTTCTGGGTGCACAGTGAGGAGAACATGGCTCAGCTCACAGAGGAGATGAACCGCACCGAGCTGCTTGTGTGTGCCGAGCAGCAGCAGCTCGGCACACTTCGGCGCAGCATCGGGCGCAAGCGGCTCGAGAAGCTCGTGCTGGGAGAGGAGGAACCCCGGGACAACGAGAAGTGCGGGACCTTGGCCCCTCGGAAGGCCACGGCCCTGTTCATCACCAGGTATCGAGACCGCTGCACCTTGCCCATTAGTGTGGGCGGGGTTGAGTGCAGCGGCGACTGCACCTCCTACGGCTGTCCCCCCGCCATCGCCATCAACTGCAACCTCGACATCAGCCGACGATGACCACCTGTTTGACCTGCTCTTCCATCGCGGAGTGTGCCGAGGCAGCACGCGCAGGACCTGACCAAGTACCGACGCACTCGTGTGTCTCCTGGAGCAAGGCTCCGCCCTACGTCCTGGCTGCCCGCCAGGACACCCTGAAACTGGGTCCCCTCGGAGTGCTTGCGCTCCTGGAGACCTCCACTTCCCACCTGACCGACAGAGAAGAGACCCTCGCTATGTCCAACGAGAAGTACGAGGCCCGCAAGGCCGAGCTCACCCCCAAGCACCGTCCCGCCCTGAAGCGGGAGCTGAGCGCTCTCCTGAAGCCCCTGAAGGGCAAGCACCTGCAGGCCGCCCTGGCGACCTTCAAGCCGGAAGAGGACTGGCCCGCCGACGACGACGACGCGCGCAAGAAGGCCAACGGCCTGGCGCTCCGCACCCCCCAGGAGGAGATGGTCGACGCGCTCCTCGCCATCCAGTTCCCCGCCGAGACCCAGGACGAGGAGGTCGAGGAGAAGCCGAAGCCGAAGCCGAAGCGGGGCCGCACCAAGAAGGCCGCCCCGAAGAAGGAAGCGGCTGCCGCCGCGGAGGATGACTCCGCGGTCGGCAGCAAGGTCGCCGAGCTGGGCGTGGTCCTCAACGACATCGCCGACTTCATGGAGAGCGAGCGCAAGGCCCGCATCGAGTTCGAGGGCCAGGTCGCTCTCGCCCTCGTGGTCATCGCCAACGACGCCAGCACCGAGGAGGGCTACGGCGACTTCGACGAGCTCGTCGCCTTCGGCAAGGAGCTGACCTCGGAGGGGTAGAACCTCGTTCCGTAAAGGAGACTGCGAACGCTGATCTGCGGGAGCGGATCAGCGTTCGTGGTTCGGAGCGGGGAGTCACACCTCCGGTGGACGCCGACCTGGTGAAGGTCTCCTCGGACGAGCTCCGGGGCATGACTGACGAAGAGCTAGTGGACTGGTCCGCTACGATCCTGGGTCTTCGGATCGAGGACGCGGACGTGGTCTACGAAGGGAATCGCATCGTGGGGTACAAGCGGGGACGCTTGCTCACGAGGATCGTCCAGCTCGCCTACTTGGTCGAGGAGTGAGAGGTGGGCTGGCCTTCGGGCCAGCTCATCGTCCCCTCTTCTTAGCTCGCAACATCGTGGTTCGGCTCTTGACGATCGCGTTGGCCCGCTTGAGGTCCTCGAGGTAGGTGGGACTGCGGGACTGCACCAGCTTGCGCTTGCGCTCCACGTGCCACGGACGGTTCTCGATGACGTTCGCCCCCGGCGACATGACCGGGCGGTGCTCCACCGGCTCTCGGGTAGGAGCAGCCACACGGACACGAGGAACCTGCCGAATGCGGGAAGCCTCCGCCTGCTGCTTCGCCAGGTCCCGGGGGTTCACGGGTTCATCCGGGTGTACCGACAGCCCAGAGTGGCTCCCCGGAACTTGAAGCGGGTGAACGAGTTGAAGGCCGAGGTGATGCCCTCTCCGCCGCCCCCGATCTCTCGCACGCCCCACCGAAACGCGCCGCCGAACGGGATGGGGTACAGGGTGCTGTCGATGGTGGCGGTGCTGAGTTCCCGGGGCGTCCCGACCCCCCACGCCTTGACCACTACGAAGTAGCTGTACTGGCGACGGTCCACCTGCAGCATCCTCTCGTTCTTCGCCGCCCCGAAGGGGTCCGTCAGGTCGATCTTCGTCAGGATGAAGTTCTCGTTACGGACCCCCTGCACAACGGTGGGCCCCACATCACCGCACTTGGTGTCGTTCTGTTGTCCCGCAACACCCTCAGTGAACGCCGTGGAGTCCAGATCTACCACCTCCGAGTGGATCAGCTCGGAGAAGCCCCCCGCGAAGTCGTCCCATGCCCCTACTTCCGAGCTACTGAGCGTAGCGCCGGCGTGGCTCTGGGGATGGTTCTCCGTGGGGAGGGCGGAGTACCGCCACAACTCGATCAAGTACCCCTCCAAGGCCTCCATCTTGTCCTCGACATCGCACTCGACGTCGTAAACCACGCCCCAGTTCAAGGTCTTCCCATTGAGCTGCAGGAGTTCTGTACTGGTGGCTGTCCCCGGAGTTCCCGCAGGCCGGATACTCATGGCCACATGGAGGGTAGAGAGGATTGACCCGTGTGGAGGGTCCAACGAGATGATGTGGCCCACTTGTCCACCACGGCGAGCGTCCACGTTGTTGAGTTCGTACACCCCGACCCCCGCCCCGTCGATCAGGGTAGGCGGCGCGAACTTGCCCCCGAGAAAGAGGAAGGCCGCATCGTTCCGGCCGCGGAACCAGAAGGTGGACGGGGACATGAGGTCCAGGAAGCCATCGATCGTAGCGCCCCCGTCAGCCACGTACTGGATCGCCGGGGGAGTAGGGATGCCCTGGGAGTTCAAGATGAGGGGGCGGACGTCGCCGTACCCGATGTTGCCGTAGGGTCCCGCACACTCGGGCCCGTAGGTCTTCCAGTCCAGCGCCTCGGTGTGGAGTTCAAACCCCGCGCTGCTGACCGCCCCGGTGGTGACCAGGTGGCCTGCGACGGTGGCCTGCTGCTCCTCCTCTACCGCAGCCTGGAAGACATACATCGTGTGTGCCCCGGCGGGGAACCCTCCCGCCAAGGTATGGCCCAGCGCCAGACGCAACACGACGGGCCCGTTGTCGTTCATCGCGTCCACGGCCTCTTCGCGCAGGTCGAAGCCCATCTCTGTGCTGTTGAAGGTGATCTGCGTAGTCACCTCGTCGTCCGCAAAGAAGTCCATCGTGAAGGACTTCTCCAGGCTGATCAGAGAGCCGCCGATGCCGTCGACCAGGGCCACGCGAACGGTCTTGAGCTGTCCGGCGGTCGCTCCTCCCAGACCGATGTGCTTGAGCCGCAAGGTGACCGTGTAGCTGTAGTGCCTGCGGAACTGGAGTTCCGACACCTGTACGTAGGCAAACAGGGACTCTGGGGTGAACGGCCCCGGCTCGGACGGCGTGTCCCAGTGAATGCGAATGGCGCCCCCAACACCAGCCCCATCGAAGCTCTCATCGAACGCCGTGTTGATGTTGTACCTGGCGGGTCCCGCCACCCGGAAGGCCCACTCCCCCGTCTCGAAGTTGGTCAGCGCTGTAGCGGATCCGCCGAAGCCCAGGGGCTCCCGGAGCTGGTGCCAGGCTTCGTTGGCGATGGGGTGCCGAGACGTCCCCGTGGCCAGCCCCAATGTCCACGAGCCCGCGCCGATCTGAACGATGCCCGTACCGTTGGCGTAGTCCCTTCGAGCGGCGGCGGTGACTCCGTCGATTGAGGGGGGAAGGATCCCTGCGATGGCCGCAAGGTCGTAGTGGCCGGTCTTCCCGCTCTCCACCCTGTGGGTTCCGAGCAGGGCGAAGGACTCGAGGTCCAAGTTGGCGAAGTGCCACCGCGCCCCAAGAATCTTGATCTTGTTGTCGCCGATGTCCACCGGCAAGGTCACCCCGTCCAGGAGGACCTCCACCCAGTAGCGGGGGTTCTCCCCGTCAGGGATGTCCACGTTGATGATCGTGTAGACCCCGTCGTATGCGTCGATTGCTGCATCGAGCTTGATCTGCTGGCCGATGTACGCCGCGGGGTCTTCCAGCAGTCGGGAGGCGTCGGTAGTCCCGTCCCATACGATGAAGCCGCTGGTGCGGTGCGACCTGCTACGCGCGGGGTCCGGGGGCTGCAGGAAGGCCGCGATGGACGTCGACGTGTACGACGGGGGCATCGTACGTCCAGGCTGGCCCAGCCTGGACAGCTTCGTGCCTCCCTTCCCGTCGACGAGGTGGTACCTGTCTCCGCTGGCCACGGAGATCGGGGAGTTCGAGAAGCGAGAGCCCATGGGGAGCTCGGTGTACGTGCCGCCGTACATCTTGTGGAGGTTGTCGCCTCCCGGCCAGAAGGAGCGAGGATCCCACTGGTAGTAGGCCCCCAGCAGCTCCTGCGAGCCGCTCTGCATCATGGAGTACGTGTCTTCGCGCACGGATACGATCGTCGCCTTGCCGTCAACAAAGGTGAGGTCGTCGGGGGAGGGTACACCCCCGTGGACACCTCCCTGCGCCCAGCCCACCGCAACCAGCGCGGCATCCGTGCCCTTCTGGGCCACGTAGAGAGCGGCCCCCTTCATGGCGGGATCGGCGGCGGCCCCGTTCATGGAGAAGGTCTCTGCGACGAAGGCGCCGGCCCAACCGCCACGCTCAGCTGCGGTAGCGAGGGCCGCTCCGCCGGGAGCAAGGTTCGCCCCGACGATTGAGCCCGTGTGCCAGCTCTCCAGCCCGTTGGCGGGCATGTACGAGGAGAAGTAGGCGGCGGAGCCCTGTGCCGAGTCGCCCCGGATGTACGCGGCGAAGTCGGAGTCGTTGATGTAGGCGAAGAAGCCGTTCGACTGGCCTCGCCAGTCCACCCCCACTACGCCCAGCTGCTGGATGGTGTCCGGGGCGGTGACCGTCTCCTGCAGCTCGATGGCGTCCTCGAAGAAGGAGTGCCCCACCCGAATGAGAGCGTTCCCTGCGCGGGTGAGGAAGGTGCCCTGCGGCTGGGTGTAGAGGTGCCCTCGGCCTCCGTCTGGACCGGAGGCCACGAAGGAGGGGTGCTGCCCGTCGAAGTTCATCACCCGGATGCGCTGCAGGCCGCCATCGAGCTGAGTGACCAGGTACCAGCCGTCGTTGTTCTCCGTGTCCGTCAGGCGAATCACCGACTGAGAGTAGCTAGGGGAAGGCGCCGCGAGAGCGCGGATGTTCGAGCTGCCGCTGGGGTCGAACCCCACATGGACCCACCCATCTCCTGCGTCGAGGACGGCGAACTCGATCACGAAGTGCTGGAGGCCCTCCGGCACGGCCCCGTCGGTGTGCGTGGTCGCCTCGCGCACGGCCAGCATGTGGTGGCCGTAGAAGCGGCCCGCGACGCGGTCCTCCTCGTGCACGTACCCCAGGCGACCGAAGCTGGCGCTCTGCAGCACGTGGGTCGACATGGCCGCCGGGAAGCCGTCGAACCTGCCTGTCACGACGGAGTAGCCGTAGTCCCCGCCCAGGGGAATCGTCGGGTTCCACTCGCCGGGCTCGAGGACCACGGTCTCCGAGTTGATGTAGTCGATGATCACGAAGGCCGCGCGCAGACGGACTGCCCCACTCACCTTGGAGGTGATCAGGACCTGCCGGCCCACGTCGTCGATGGTGAATGCTTGGCCTGGGGCGAAGAAGACGTTGCCTGCGAGGATCGTGGCGGCCAGTCCCGTAAGTCCCACCGAGGTGTGCGCGCGAGGGATGGGCGGTGTCTGGTTGTTCCACTCGGGGGCGTTCCAATCGACGTTGACGAAGAAGCCTCCGCCCCCTCCCAGACCTTGGCCGTCGTAGGCACCCTGCAGGGTGGTGCGCCGATGCAGGAACTCCATCGAGATCAGCGGGTCTCCGCTGGAGTCCAACGGCCCGCTGTAAACGAACGGGTTGCCCACTACGCTGTGGGCGAAGGGTGCCTCCGTGAAGTCGTCGGTCGAGTTGACCAACGGCCCCTTCATCTCGCGGATCACCTGCTGCACCAACGAGTCCACCTCCTCCGAGGTGGAGATGGCCAACTTCAACAGGTAGTCCGTAGGCAGGGAGCCAAGCTGGTAGCCGCCACCGACGATCACCCGGAACTTCTTGCCTACCGGGATGGGTGGATCGAAGGTCAGCCACACATCAGTAGCGAACTCGCTGTTGGCCCAGACTTCCGCTGTGCCCAAGACACCAGGAGAGTCGTTGAGTTCGCCGCGGTCCTCCGGAGTCGCTCCCCGAAGCAGCAACATCTCGTCGCTGTAGACCGCTTCGACCTGATAGGTGCCGTCGTGGTTGAACGGAGTAGTGACCCCCGCGCCAGAGATGACTACCCGGTCGTAGACGTCAACACCCGCTGTCTGGAATGGCGCCCCCAACACACGGATCGCGGTGTTGTAGACGATCTCGTCGATGCCTGCGGCGACGGTCTTCCTGAAGTTCAGCCCCAGCAGGTTGCCGCCGTCCAAAGGCGTCCACATCGCCACATCAGGCACGGCACCGGCCAACAGGTTGCCCGCGGAGTCGAAGGTAGGCACGGGGGCGATGCGCTCTCCGTGAGTGACGCAAACCACCCGCACGGTCTCCCCGCCGACCACCATCTCGGCCAGCGTGTCCTCCTCGACCACCGCGAAGTAATCCGCGATGTCGTTGAGGTTCGATACGTTCGAGAGCCCTCGCCCCAAGTAGATCCTGTTCGATAGACCGGAGTCCACGGTACTCAGAGTGCTCAGGTCCACCTGCTCGACCGGCCCGACCGCGGGGAGGACTCGGGTGTTCCAGGGAGCGACCGTCGGATCGATGTTGTCGATGACCATCGGGAGGGCAATGAGCCGGTCCAGGCTGGCCGCGAGATAGTCCCCGTTGTAAGCCAGCGCGTCGATGGCCCGGTTCAGAACTCCGGAGGTGACATCCTCTCCGCCAGTGGCGTAGTAGGTGCCCGGTGGATTGAGTTCGCTCAATCCTGCAGGGGAGAAGGAGCGGTCCCCGCCGTCCGAGGTGGCGAGCGGGTCGGGATGGAGGGCGAAGCCGATGTCCACGGCAGCATCCACGGCGGGAGCGGAGCTCTCCACGCGGAGCTGCGCCCCATCGCCAACGCTGTTGCCCGTAATGACCAGGAAGCCGCCTTCGTCTGAGGCGGTGGCGTCGATGAGCCCGGTGATGGGGGTGTTGAGGGCGGTGACGATGTCGTTGATGGCGGCCGAAGCGAGGGCCACTACTCGGAGCGTGCCGTCCACTCGAACCGACAGCGTGGCGGGGGTGAGGAAGCCGAAGCTGAGGGTGGCGTCGGCTCGGCGGTTCTCGCTGCGCAGAGTGGGAGGCCCCTGCACCAGGTTGTTGGTGTTGCCCCGGAGGAAGGGCCGACGGAGGAAGCGGAAGACGCTCATCTACACGACCCTCAGCTCATAGATCACCTCGAGGGTGCGGTTGCTGTTCTTGGTGAAGGGGTCGAAGGGCTTGTAGCCCACCGGCGCCTGGGAGCCTGCGGTGGCGAGGTCGGTGGGTCTGCCCGCCTCGTTGTTGACCGCGGGGTTGCCATCGGTGAAGCAGCCGAACTCCGTCAGCACCACGGGGTTCGGCAGGCTCAGCTCGTTCTCGGCGTACTCCCGGCGGAGCTGCACCGAAGTGCGCGCGGTGCCGAGGGAGGCAGAGGGGAAGGTGACCGGCACCTGCGCAGGGGCCAGGAACAGGCTCGTCTGGTACTCCACGGGGGAGACCAGGCGGGTCACCTCGGCGACCTCGGGGGTGATGCCGATGCCGAACCCGAAGTAGCGGAGCGCGTCGTCCCGGTTCTTGGTGCGGGAGGGGGTCAGAGCGGCCAGCGTGATCGTCTCGACGATGAACTCGCGCCCCGAGAGGGTCCAGATGTTGTGCCCCTCTCTGCGGGCCACCAGCTTGCCTCGCTCGCGCATCTCCATCTTCAGGAAGCCGCCGATCTGCGGGCCATCTCCTCCCGAGCCTCCGCCCCCTCTACGACGGCCCCCCAGAAGGAGCCGATCCGCAAGCTGAGCGATGTCCCTGAACCTGTGCGCGATGCTCATCTGCTACCTCTTGACTCGGAGGATCCTACCAGTTGCCGCCCCCAGGGGGAGGTTCCGCGTGAGGGTGAGGGTACCTCCCACTACCTCCGCGATCACGTACTCTCCGGGGGTCACGGCTCCGCCGGAGAAGACCTCCAGGATGTCCCCAGGCTGTACTCCAATCAAGGAGAAGTCCACCGCCGCGAAGGACACTACCTGATCACCTGGACCGATGACGCTGAAGTCCGCGAGGTCCTGCAGGACCCTGGCGTTCTCCGGGCCTGCCCCCAGAAGGTGCGCCGTCACGTCCAACGTCGCGCCCACGGCGTCCAGCAGGTAGACCCCGCTGTCCACGCCGCCCTCTACCTGAAGGAAGTCTCCCGGCGCGGCCCCGGTCGGAGCGGAGGGGGTGAACGAACTGCCCGCCGAGGTGACTGTGAAGCCCGCAGCCACCACCGACCGGGGGCGGTACAGGGCCATGGAGAGCGTCGTGTCCGGGAAGAAGTCGATGACCTGGTCCACCAACATGCCGGTGAACTCGGAGAGGCTCGCGCGGGTGATGGTGGCGTCAGCTGGGCCGCCGGCGGGCACAGCCGGGCGGACGTAAAGGGTGGTGGCACTCAACGTGTCCACCACCTGGTAGGTGCCCGCTCCGCCGCCCGTCTCGATCTTCAGCTCGTCGCCGAACTGCAGCATCTGCAAGTCCAGGGCCGCTGCCGCCGGCAGGGTCACTACGTTGGTGCCCACGGAGGTCACTGTGCTGGAGACCAGGGGGTTGGTCTCCAGCACCGGCCGGACGATGTCGTACTGGAACAGCGCCACTGACGCTGGGGGCTCGGGGTCAAGACGAAGCTGTGCCCAGGGGAAGACGCCGACGCCGGGGTCGATGACCTCGATGATGCGGTACACGCCTCTCCACGTCCCGTTGTAGAAGCGGATGCGGTCGTCTACCGTCACGCCCTCGGTGAAGAAGCACACCCCCGTGAGATCCTGAACGACCCGGAGAACTCCCGTCTGCTCCATGGCGGCCACGGCGCTGCTGTCGTAGATCGGGTTCCGCGCCGGGCGGAAGATGAAGAACTCCTGGTCCTCCCCGGCCTGCACCCCGAGCAGAGGGGGCGAGGGGACGTCGTACGGGACGGGGTTCACCTGCACCGTGGTGTCCGTCGGGACTCCCGCCACCAGGTACCAGCCCTCGTTGGGGCCCGAGAAGATGCGGAGCAGGTCACCGGGCCGGACCAAGGGGGTGCCGTGTTCTGCTGTGATCGCTGAGTACCCAGGGTAGGGGACCACCACCAGGGGGTCGATGAACCCTCCCCGAGCGGACGTGAAGGTGAGCGGCCCGGCCCCGCCCACCGGGGTCTCCAGGTCCTTGCCCATGAAGAACATGCGGGAGTTCATCGGCCCGACGTTCAGGTGCTGCAGGTTCAGCCCGAAGCCGTTGAGCGCGTCCATCGAGGCCACTGCCTCGATGCGTCCGAACGGGTCGTCGACGATGTGGTCCCGTATCGCGAAGTAGAGATCGTCCTCGATGGTGATGTCGTCCGCGAGGGGCTTCACCATCACCACCTCGACATCGGTCCACGCGGGGTCCATCGCCGATGCGAAATCGTCCACCAGCAGGAGGTCATCCGGGTCGGTGACGTCCACGTTGGCGCGCAGCGTCCAGGTGTGGAACTTCCTCAGCTCCGCACCGGTGTCCCCCTGGAGGAACTTGCCCCTCCACCAGTCCGGGTCCTCGACGTAGTCGGTGACGATCACTCCCTTGCCCAGGGGCGCGAAGCGCTCGACGATGTCGTCGACATCGTAGGCCGTCCCGGTGGCAGGGTTGATCTCGATGCCTGTGTAGTCGTCGAGGGCGTCGTCCACGAGGGGCTTGTAGAAGTAGACTCGCACCAGGCCCGTCGGCGTACCGTCGGCGTCCAGGTCCTCCACGAGGAGTCGGCCCAGGTCAGCGACGCCGTTGACCACTCGGTAGTCGTCCTTGACGGCCCGGACCACCCCTCGCACATCCGCCGCGGGCAGCCCAAGAAGGATCTGCGCTCCCAGCCTCAGGTTGTTGAGAGTAGGGCCGTTGGCCCACGCGTACATCAGCCCGAGCACCGCCTCGCGGTAGGTCGTGGAGCTCGTCTCCTGGTTCGACAGCTGCTCCCTCGTGAGCGCGACCAGCGTGCCGAAGTTGTTCTCGATGGCCTCCGAGTTGTCGACGAAGGTCACCTCCGCCCACAGGTTCTCCGGGGTCGGGGAGGTGGGGCTGAAGATGCCCGGCACGAAGCGGATGTACTTGTCGGCGGACCGCCTCCGCACGGTGTAGGTCAGGTCCGTCAGGGTGGACAGGAAGACGGAGCCGGTGGACGTCCGCACAGCCTGGAGCTGCGTCTCGGAGAGCACCTGGAGGACGACGAAGTCCTCCTCTTCCACCTCGACGGTGTCGCCGACCTCGACGTTGCGGCTGATGAAGCTGCCCGTGAGCGAGGTGAACACCTCCGACCCTGCCGTGGTGCTCCCGTCCACCCCCGTCAGGTCGATCTCGCCCTCGATCACGTAGTCCCGGTTCTCCACGAAGTCGACCGGGGCGCGCGGGATGGTAGTCCGCACGCCGTCCCGGGTGAGCACGTCGAACGTGCTGTCGTCGTTCTGCGCCAGGTAGACCTTGCCCACGTACTCCCGCATGCAGGGGACGGACACCACCTCCTCGTCCACGGGGATCAGGGTGTTCCGGGAGATGGACACCGCCTCGACCTTGAAGGACTCCCCCGCGGCCTCGAAGACGGTGTCTCCTGTGTGGGGCAGGTTGTCGTACCGCGTCTGGAAGCCAAGGCTGGACAGCGCGGTGTCGATGTCGAGGGCCAGCCCCGCCAAGACCGGGTTGCCCAGCTCATCGTAGGAGGCGCCGGAGATGCCCAGCGCCAGGGCCAGCTCCACCTTCTCGGTATCGGTCAGCCCTCCCGCTCCTCCGTTGGTGAGGTCCTGCGTGCCCACCACGACTGCCGCCCGCTCTCGGTCAGAGCCAACGATTGTGCAGGAGACCTCCGCCGCCCTCCCGGACGTGACGTGCTGCACCTGCACAGTCAGCACGTCCCCCGCGCGCACGCCGAGCTCCTCCAGATCGAGTTCCCGCGTGTAGAGCGTGGCCGGGATCCGCCAGCGGAGGCCCGCAACCCCGGAGACCAAGGACGGCCGATCCACCACCGCCAAGCTCACGGGACCGGGCCCCAGGGGCGGGGCCAGCTGGGCGGTGTCGTTCCTCGCTCGCCGGATGGTGTAGGCCCTGTCGTTGAGGACCAGGAGCCTGCCCTCCACCGTGGCGATGGCCGGGAGGCGGTACGACACCCCTTCCTGCGGGAAGGTGCCGGTGAACTTGCCTGCGATCAGATACCCGTCCCCCGCCGAGTTCACCCCGCTGATGACGAACTGTCCGGAGGTCTGGGCCCCGAACACCCGCAGAGACCTGCCCACCGCAGAGGCGGAGGTGAACGTCTCCCCGACAGCGATCTCCCGTGTGCTCCGGATCGTGGCCAGCCCGGACCTCTCCACTCCGTCCAGGAGGGTGAAGTCGCCCTCGCCGGCGGGGACGGACACCACGTCGGTGTAGGGGTTGCTCGCCGAGGTCTCGATCAGGGCGCTGACGGTGTTGTACAGGACGTAGGTGTCCGTGCGCGTGGCCGCCAGTGGCCGGTCCAACGTCAACGACAGGGGAGTTGGCACCCCCACCGCGTCGATCAGGTAGCTCCCCGCGTTGGGGCCCGAGGGGATGCGGATCACATCCCCTGCGTCCAGGCCCACGATGAGGGTGAAGTTCGTGGCGGGCGTCGTGACCACGGCGCTGCCGATCACGCTGTTCAGGTCTGCCCCGGACCCCAGCTGCTCCCCCGCCACATCAGGGAAGGGAGTGGTGCGCTCCACCAGGTAGGTCAGGCTCCTGCGCCCGACTCCCGCGAGGGTGTAGCTGCCGATGTTGGCGCCTTCGCTCGTCAGCAGCCGCAACGTCTTCCCGCTCGAGCTCGGCTTCACGGCCCCCGCGACGACCACGAACTCCCTGGCGGACAGGAGGTACCCCGACGCAGGCTCCCCGACCGTCCCGGTGGTAGCCGACGCTCCGTCGTCCTCTCCGCCGAAGAGGAACTGCAGTTCTTGGGTGCTCAGGTCGATGCGCGGCGAGTACAGCTCCCACCGACGCTGCTGCGTCTCGAGGATGGTGTGGATCGACTTGCTGTAGTCCGCCTGGTACGCGTCCAGCAGCACCGCAGCGGCCTGCTGCTGGAAGCCAGACCACACGATGGGGAGGAGCTCGCTGTTCTCCATGTGCTGCAGGTGATCGCTGAGCACCCGGAAGAAGAAGCGGCCGTCCGGCAGGATGTCTGAGCAGAGGGGGACCTGCACCACCTGCACGTTCACCACGGCCCGCGCCCGCGAGCTGAAGTACTGCCCGTCGCTGACCACCAGTCCCACGATGTAGACACCCGTGATGTCCGGGGCGAACCCCACCGCCGAGCTGTCTGGGGCCAGATCCTCCAGGTCCGCCAAGGTCAGCGTGCTGCCGATGGGAATCTCGACGAAGTTCCAGATGTAGGTGAGGGGGTCCCCCTGCGGGTCAGAGCTGGTCCGGCCATCCAGTCGCGCAGTCGCCCCGATGATGGAGCGCTGCTGCGCCGGGTACACGCGTGCCGTTGGAGCTTCGTTCTCCGGCTGCATCCCGACGTTGAAGAACTGCTCAGCCACTTAGATCCCTTCCACCTGAACAACGAGCTCGGAGAGCGACCCGAACATGAGGGGACGCTCCCCGAAGGGCACTACGGGGCGAACGGCTACATCGTACCCGTCCCCTACGAAGTAGATGACTCTCCTCCAGTGACTGGTCGTGGCGGAGTCTCCCCCGAATGATCCGAAGCCCACCCCGGCCCCGAAGACAGAGCCGGGCAGGTCCACATCCTCCCAGGGAATGGTGATCTTCTCCACCCCATCCACGAAGAGGCGGATGGCCTGTTCGGGCTTTCGCTCCAGCCGGTACGTGTGGGTCGCGCCGAAGTCGACGGGCGTGGAGATGGCCTGCCCTGCCGCAGACTGCGCGATCACCGCGTCCCGCGAGTCGTCTGGGATCGACCCAGGGATATAGGCGAACTTGCCGGCCGATGTCGAGACGAACCGCAACTGCACTGACTGGGAGCCGGTGTCCAGCAGCGGCCCGGCCAGCACAGACTGGTTCAGCGGATTCAGCGCCCCGGTGGAGTCCTGGTAGGCGCTGATGCGGAGGCGGGCCTCCACCGACATGCCCAGCAGGGTGCTGTAGCTCGGGACGGTCCTCCAGAAGTACCGGTGCTGCCCCACTCCGCCGAAGCCACTGTCAACCAGCTGGAGCTCGCCACCCCCCACAGCATCGCTGCCGGGTCCGGGGGCGACTCGAGTCCACGGCAGCGCCGCGAGGTCGGGGACCACGGCCTCCACTGCGTCGTAGCCCCGCGCGTTGGTGCTGTACCTCAGCCCTCGGAACTCCACCTTGCCGAAGGCGGGGCGACCTGTGAAGGAGTCGACGTGCCCGATGCGGATCTGGGGAGAGGTAGCGTCGGCCGGGAGGGCAGAGACCTGGCCCGAGGCGTAGGGGGTGTCGTCGTCCCCGATGAACACGTCCACGCGGTCCAGGTCAGGGTTCGCCCAGAGCCGGATCGTCTGGGCCGACAAGTCCCACGTCACCTCTGCGCCCGCCGCGTACGAAGCCTCCAAGTAGGGGAAGCCCGCCTGGAGAACCCCCACCGACTTGGTCGCGTAGTTGTCCAGGAAGGCCAGGAGCAGGGCGTTGGCCCCGTCCAGGATCTCCACGCCGATGCCGGAGGACCCCGAGGCCAGGTGATTGACCTCCGTGCCCAGCAGCTCTGCCTCCAGCCACACTCCCTCGAGGAAGTCCATGCTGGGCTCGTCCCGGGCCAGGTAGCCGGGCAGGTCTCCGTTCGCCGTCCCGTCCAGCTTGTCGACGCGGATGCCGTCGCTGGTCAGCTCCACCCCGACGTTGCCCCCCTGCAGCTCTGACCGCCACGGGATGAGCGCGTCTTCGGGGAGCTCCGAGAAGTCGGCCTCCACGATGTCCGAGGGCCGCGTCTCCAGGTAGACCCCGGGGAGGACCGCCCCGACGTTCAGCAGCAGCCTGCCGTACCCGAAGGCACGGATGAAGTCCGACTGCACCTCGTCCGCCGGAGTAGGACTGTCCAGGTTCACGAAGCTGAAGATCTCATCGGAGGCCGCGTCCGTGGGGCCCAGGGCAACATCTCCCAGCGCGACGCCGGCGATGAAGCTGGGCTCCGCACTCAGCACGGCGGAGTACACCGTCGTCGCGTCCGCATCGACGTCGTTGGCGTCGCGGATGTAGACGTCAACGGTGTCGAGCTGGGTGTTCCACACCGTCTTCACGGCGACGCCGAGAGTCCAGTCGTACACCACGAAGACACTGCCGGGGCGGGTGCCGGTGCCGTCATCCGCGGGGGAGATGCGGATGGTCTTCGCGAAGCCGTCGTCCACCAGGAGGACGAACATCCCCTTCTTGGTGGGGCCGTGCACGAAACCGGCGCAGACACCCTGGTAGTTCGCGTCCGTGAAGTAGGTGGAGGCGCCCGAGGTCGTAGTGACTGGACGCAGGATCACCTCGCCCATCTGCACCACATCAGTCACGGGGGAGGAGACCACCTGGGCCCCCTGGATCGCCCCTGCGCCCGGGCGGACCAGCTGCAGAAGAGGACCTGCTACCAGCGCCCTCGTCACCTCAGGGGCTGCAGGAGTTGCTCCCGCATCGGAGAAGGAGGCAACAAAGGAGTTGCCATACTCCATGACGGCAGGATCATCTTCGGGCAACAGCAAGTTGGCAGTGAAGTTCGCTCTGGAGTAGGCGACCTCGGTCCTCAGGGTGGTCTTGTCGATCCTCGTGAGAGAGTCCCTGAGGCTGAAGCGGTAGTCCTCCTCCAGCAGCATCCCTGTTGCCTCTGGCACAGGGTGGCGGTTGCCGATCCAAGGGATGGCCATGCTAGCCTCCCCTCATGATCTTCCGACCACTACCTACAGCCCAAGTGCTGGCCGCCATCGAGGGGCAGGAGTGCATCCTGCCGGACGTCGACACCGCCGCGCGGGCTCGCGTCGAGAAGAGCGCGTGCCCCGAGTGCGGGGACGCGGTACTGCCCGTCGTTGACCCGGCGAACCCGTTCGACAGCCAGACGGCTGGCTTCAGGTACGTCGCGCGGTGTTCTCGGTGTGGCTGCATCTTCGATCACGAGAGCGGGGTCATTCGGAAGGTCGGGTGCTCCAGCCCCATCCTTCCTCCTACCTCAATGCGATTGGGAGAGTAAAGCGTACGGCACGGACCATGTCTCCCGGGACGAGGTCCACGTCGTCGACTGAGCCCGTGTTCTCCCCTGGGATGAAGTAGCTGAGGCGGTTGCTGCCGTTGAAGTACTGCGGCTCGTCCCCTCCCAGCCTGTCACGGGAACGATTGCCGACGAGCCGCCGGTCGATGTCGTGGGTCACGGTGACGAGGTAGATGTCGTGGACCCAGTCGGTGGCCTTGGCCTCTCGCAGAGCGGTCTCCACCACCCCCGCCACGGCCATCGAGTCCACGGCTTCCAGGTCCTGGATCTTCTCCTGGATTCTCGCCCCCACCAAGGTCTCCGACTCGCCGCCGTAGTACTGCACCTCCACGCTGACGTAGGAGGGCAGGAAGTGCCGAGCGATGGGGTTCGCGTTCACCGTGCGGGACCCCGGGTCGATCAGCATGCGGTGCACGTCCGCCACCGCGGGGGCGTTGTCGTAGGAGATCTGCAGGGTCTGCCCGTTCAAGGGCACCTGGTCCCCCAGGGTGTCGTCTCTGCCCACGGGCAGGAACGACGGCGACAGGCGGAGGGCCACCTGCTCCTCGGGGGAGAAGGTGAAGTTGGTGTCGACCACCTCGTAGTGGTACCCGTCCGAGCGGTACGTCCCGAAGACGGCCTCGAACCTCTGCTCCGCCGGCACGTTGTGGACCTCGTCGGTCCCCAGGGCGCGGGCGTAGACGTCGAAGTAGTAGAGCGACCCCTCGCGGTTGGCCTCCATCTGCGTGCTGGAGATCCGCTGGATCCCCGGTCGGACGACACGGAAGGGCTGGTCCGTGCCGCGGAAGACCGCGGCCATGGGCTGGGATGCCGCCCACGCGTAGAACGATGCCGTGGCCGGGTCCAGGTCGTCGGAGACCCCCACCACGTTGAAGGAGGCCGCCGTCTTCTCGTAGACCCGGATGCGCCGGCCCACCACCAGCTCCGTGCCGCCACTCAGGGCAGCCGGCGTCAGGGCGGGAGCGGCCGTCACCGCCCAGTCCACGGTGACCTCGGCCCCAGTCAGCGCCGCGTTGTCCAGGTCCACGTAGGTCCCGTCCGTGGCGAGGATCTTGTACGACCCTGTGTTCTCAGGGTAGTGCGAGCTGAAGAGGGACAGCCACTTCCCGACGTCGGCGGAGTTGAAGGTGCCTGCCCCGACCGTCACTCGGTCAGGGGTGACCGAGACGTCGTACGAGGCGGTCGCCCCGCTCTTGTCCGCGGGCAGGGAGGTGTCGGTCATGGGGCGATCCAACTGGACCTGCGTGCCGCTGACCACTCGAGTCACGGTGTAGCCTCCCTCGTCCGCGCCCTCATCAACGAAGAGCAGGTCGCCGACTCGCACGGGCCCCAGGCCCGCCAACGCTGCCGCTCCCTGGCCCCGGAAGTCCACCCCCTCGGTCAGCACGGTGACGATGTTGCTCCCGTTCCGCGTGGCGACCACCGCCGCCCGCACGGTGTCCCGTACTCCCACGACACTCGAGCGGAGCAGAAGGGTCTCCTCGTGGATCTCGACCTCGTCGTAGTACGACTGGATCCCCAGCGAGATCGGAGCGTCCCGAGTGGGGTCGGTGAGCTGCAGCGGGGTGAAGACCTTGCCGTCCACGCTGAGGGGAGCGCCCACACTGACGTCTCGCGGGTAGTCCACCGGCGACGTGGCCGCCACCGTCTCCTGGGGAGGCAGGACCTGGTAGGGGGCGGCCTCGTCGTCGCCGCCGAAGAGCACCTCCATGGCACCCACCGTGGAGCTGAGCAGCGTCGGAACGCGGGCATCCAGGACCACCGGAATGGCCCCAGAGCCGAAGCTGCCGATGTCGGAAGCGAGCAGACAGCTGAGCGTCCCCGTCACCCTGCCGATGGCGTAGCCCGCGCGGTAGTCCGCCACCGCAGAGGCGGGCCCTGCCGGGGGCGCGTACCCTGCATCGAGCGCGTTGACCCACGCTCCTGCCGCGAGCAATTCAATGGTCGCTGCGCCTGACGCCACGATCCCGTCCGCGAGCCCTGCGGTGTACCCATCCACCGTGTCTGTGGTGGCGACGCCGGCGGTGGAGGAGCCCATGTCCAGGCCCCAGCCGATGAAGTACCCGATGCCGTAGGCGCCGTTGTAGGTCGACAGGTTGTACCCCACCGGTCGATAGCTGGGGCCTGCGACCGCCAGGACGTCATCCTCGTACGTGCCGGGGAATCCTGCGGCCAGATCAGTCGAGCCGTACCCCAAGGCATCGGACCCGGTGATGGTGACGGGGTCGAGCAGGCCGTCGGCGTAGCCGGCCAGGAGACCTGCCACGAAGTCGTCCTCGAGGGCGTGCCCGTCCCAGAAAGCGGTGCAGCCGGTGGAGTCGTACGGGAACTGCGCCGGGTCCACGTTCGTGGGGTCGTAGAAGGCGACGCACTGGCGGCCGGCGTCTACCTCCATCGTGGTCGGCTCATGGAAGTAGAGGCGGATCTGCCCGGTGCAGGTGCGGGAGCCCACGCAGTACGGCACCTTCATCCCGTCCAGGAGCCCGGCCAGGATCTCACTGAAGGTGACGTCGAAGTTCTGCGGCAGGTCGAAGCCCAGCAGCCGCAGCGACTCGAACACCCAGGTGATGAGGTCCACCAGGAGGTCGAAGGGGTCCGCGGCGTCGCCGTAGTTGTCGCAGATCTCCGCCTCGAAGGGCGGGATGCCGGGGAGCGGCGGCACCACCGGGAAGCCGGAGGCGAACATCTCGCAGTAGGGCTTCCACGGGTCGACCGGGAACTGTCCGCGGATGCCCACCGCGCACATCTTCAGGACCGGCCGGAACACGTCGAGACCGACCTGATACTCCTGGAGTAGCTGGAGGGCGACAGCAGGGTCACCTCCCCCACTGGGCCCCAGCTCGGAGTAGAGATCGTCGAGCAGCTGGTTTGCCTCGGCGTTGCTCCCTGTGGCCATGAGGGCCGACGCGATTGACAGGCCCGACATGAACCAGAAGAAGTCTCCTCCTCCCGCCACCTCTCCTGCCGCGAATAGCAGGCCGATGCCTGACGCGAGAGGAGTCACGTCCAGGGACAGCTCGTAGGTGCTGTCCACCACGTAGCCCCCCGCGTTGGGGCCCTCCGTGAGGAGCAGGGTGTCCCCGTCGATGGACGTGCACAGCGGCGGCTCACTGTTCGGCAGGAGGTTGATGACCTCCCGGAGGATGGCAATCGACGCGTCGGACCCTGGGTCTGAGTCCATGGCCTGCACCCAGTCCGACAGCTTCCGAAGGATGAGGTCGAGGTCCACGTCAGGGAAGGCCACGAAGAGGTTGCTACAGCAGCCCACCAACTCCCGAGGGATACAGATCTCGAACTGCATCGCCGCCGTACCGTCCGCATCTTCCTCGCCCTCGTCGAGGGAGCCGCGGTTCCACGCCACCTGGAGGCCTCCGTCCACCTCGAGCAGCGACGGGGTGCCCGCCACGAAGGAGGGGAAGAACGCAGAGATCGTCTTCGTCAGCCAGTCGGTGATGGCGTTGACGTACGTGCGGCCCGCCTCGGGGAGGTCGTAGTTCAGGAAGATGCCGGTGGAGTCCAGCGTCACGCAGAAGATGTAGCCGTCGCACTCCAAGCACTCGTCGGAGTACTTGTTGGGGGCCGACAGGAGCCGCAGCAGGAGCCGCTCATCGGAGGTCGCCTCGGACCCCGGACCAGTGTCCTCCTCCTCGAACATGGGGAAGACCCCCGCGTAGGACAGACCCGCTCCCGACCACAGGGTCCAGTAGTAGCCCAGCAGGTAGCCCCACTCCCACGCCGGATCGAAGTCAGCAGGTAGGCACGAGCCTCGGACAGGGGTCAACGTCGCGGGAGTGGACGGCAGGGACGAGAAGACTTCGTAGGGGCCGCTGGTTGCGAGGGCCGTCACGATGTCGTTCCGGCCCTTGCCGTACCCAGTCAAGATCCCTTGCATCTCACACGTGGTGCCCGCCAAGTAGAACATCCTCACATGGATCGAGGACGTGTGGCCCACCGTGAACCCGCGGGCGTAGGACGCAACGTGTCGTACCCCTGGGCTGTACGCCGGGTGGGCTGACGGGGGACTGCCGAAGGCGAAAGCCACGGCGTCGGTGAGGCTCTGGTCGTTCGACCCTGCCCAGCCATCTCCCATGCCTGCAACGACGTCGTCGTAGACGCCCCCAGGGAGGGGGGCCCCTGCGCCGTCGGTGACCACGAGGGCGCCCAGCTCACTCTCGAAGAGTGCGGCGGAAACTTCGGGGTAGGGGTCGAGATCCGCTAGTGCGCCCTCCTCTCCCGACATCCCCTGCAGAAGCACAATCGCCTGTTCCAGTGTGGAGGGGCACGCCTCCCCAGCGTTCTCGAAGGCGAGACCCAGACCGGGGACAGTGAAGCCCAGGTCTCCGCAGGCCTTCGTGCCTGCGCCGGTGAACGCCTGGCGGGCACGAGCCTCCACCGGGAGGGCGTAGGGCACGGAGATGTCGGTGGGCTGGTCCGAGCTATCCAGCAGCACCACTCCGCTGGCGGGGATGCGGACCAGGGGGAGCTGCACCCCTGCTCCCGCCCGGAAGATCTGGTAGGTCAGCCCGCTCGAGCTGTTGGACATCACCCGGTCAACGATGGGGGTCGTGCCTCCGCCGGAGGAGTCGAAGCCCTGGATCAGGTAGTCGCCTTCGTCGTCGCCCTCCAGGATGCGGAGGGTGTCGCCGACGCCGACGCCGAAGCTCAGGCTGTTGACGCCGAGCACCACCACAGTCGACCCGATGATCGTCTCGAGGTCGTTCCCCGGGGCGTCTGCACCGAAGGGGATGCGGGGAGCTCGCGGCTGGACGAGGTCCAGCTTCAGCCCGTCCACGACCTGGAAGCGGATGCCCACGTCCAGCGCGGTCAGGGCGGCGTCCAGGACCAGCTGCGTCGGCCTGACCGCGAGGATGCGGTACACGCCGACGTCCGCTCCCTCATCGATGGAGAGGTACATGCCTGGCTGCACCCCCAACTCCACCCAGTCGAGGGTGATGTCGGAGGAGGAGACGACGTTGGGGGTGGTTGTGCCGAAGGTCTGGAGGGTAAGGCCCACCACCAACGGGTCCTCGTCCGCCACGGTCATGGTGACCGTAGCTTCGGACGGCGCAGCGGGGCGGAGCCACACGTCGTGGTGACCGCCGATGTGCACCTCCCCGTCGAAGATCTCCACCTCTCCTGTCGGCCCGACCGGAGCCTGGATGCCTCCAGGGATGTTGGAGATGCGGATCTTGCCGGGGCGCTTGATGGCGGCGGACACCCCGGGCAGGAAGCCGGGGATGACCCCTGAGACGGTGCTGGTCGGAGTAGGGTCGTGGTCCAGGCGGATGAGCAGGATGTTCGGGAGCTCGGGGAAGGAACCGCGGCTGTCGTAGATCACCGAGTCCACGAGGAAGTCCTCGTGCCGCTGCGATGCCGGGAGGCCGTAGAGGATCTTGCCGTAGTGCAGGGTGACTTCGTACCCCGCCTCCACGAACACCTCCTCGGCCTCTCCTCGGTCTTCATACCCCGACCAGATGAGCAAGCTCGTGCCGAAGACGACGCCCATCCCGGACAGGTGAACCCTCCCCTCACCAGCTCCGGTGAGGATGTCCCGCTGCATCTCGGTGTCGTTGTACTTGGCCACCTCGACGCGGGTGATCGTGCCCAGCTCCCGGATGCTCGCAGCGATGCCGCGCGGGCTGGTCATCGACCGCTCGACCAGAGACTGCCGGGCGCGCAGGAGGAACTCCTCGTTGTCTTCCCGGTTCCGTCCGACGGACGCCTTCGCGAGGTTGGAGACCCTCGTGTGGTTCGGCAAGCCGTCCACGTTGGCAATCGCGCCCACGGCTACCGCGTAGTCCTCTCCGGGGAACTCCGCACGCACAAGGAACTCGACGAAGTACTCCTCCCCGGACATCTGCGTGGCCATCTGCGCGCTGCTGATGGACTGCGAGTTCGGCGGGAAGAAGTTCAGGCCTCCGCTGGTGAAGAAGCGATGCGACGGGTTCACCGACACGGGGGTCGGCGAGGAGTAGAACACCCGGACGAACGCGGCGGGTCGAACACCCTGTTCTCGCGTGACGAACCAGTTGCCCATGAGATCGTCTGCGTCGGGCTCGGTCAGCAGGTCCGGGCGAGCCAGGGACTGCTTCTGCTTGACCCGCAGAATCTGGTCGTTCAGTGCCCCCATCGCCAGCGCGAGCGGCTTGGCCACGATGTCCATCAGGGGCTCGTCGTCGTCGAGCCCGAGGGAGGGGTACTCCTTGCGGACGCGGTCCTTGATGAACTCCAGGGGCGCCGTCGTCAGGGGGTCCGGGCCCAGCGCATCCAGGATCGGGGTGATCACCTGACGATAGAACGGCGAGCTCTTCGTCGTGTCCAACGTGGGGTCGAACACAGCCGCTTGCTGCTGCAGCAGGGCCGCAATGTCCTCGCGCTGTACCATCAGACTGTCGCCAAGTTCAGGAGGGCCTCGCCGGCCGCGGACCGGAGGAGCACTCTACTCCGCAGGGTACTCGTATCCCTATCGAAATCCACGGACATGACCTCCACTCCAACCAGTCTTTCTGCAGCAGGGATGTACCGATCTGACTGCGCCTGGAGCTTCTGGATCTGCTCCGATGTGCGCGTGACAACCAGGTTGTGCTGGGCCACCAAGTCAGAAATCGACGTGGCGGACACCGCCACACCCACCAGGGCATACAGCCCTCCCCCATCCTCGGGGGAGAAGATGTCGGTGCCTGGCGTCTGCAACATCTTCCTCGTGAACCGCTGCACCAGCCGAGAGATCCCCTCGATGTAGCCCCCTCGAAGTGACATGCGTACGAGGCTCCGCTCCGTGAGGGTGACGCTGGAGCTGAGCACCATCACATCTCGGAGCTGGTCGCGAGGGAAGGGGAGCGTGACGAGGAGGGAGGTCTTGCTCTCCACCGCGAAACTCGGGGCGTCGATGTCATTGAGGAGCACCTGCTCCACGAAGCGGAAGTCCTCCCCATGGATCCGGTAGAAGTCCGTGCCATCCAGCTGAAGGATGTGGGAGACCGGGAGGGAGTCACTGATCTGGGTGATCTGCAGAGACCTCATTCGTCGTCTCCCTCGTACTCTCGGGCCTGCTTGAACACGCCGGACGCGCCGTCTTCTCCGAACAGGGTCTTCTCCATGGCCTCGAGACGCTGCAGCCTTCCCGGCCGATGCGCCCTGATCGTGCTGGACTCATCCAGCTCCGCCCCACTCCCTGTCTGCGAGCTGTCAAGGAAGAAGATCTGCTCCACCAGCAGATCTTCCAGCGTGTACCCGTTGAGCGCCTTGGACGTCTCCATGGAGCGTACCAGAGCGTACGCCTTCCCCAGACCCACGCGGATGTTGGTACTGGCGGATTCAGCGGCGCTCATAGGGATCTTCCATCCGGGTCTGGCCGCTCACGCTCTGTGTGACGGTGAAGTGCTCTGCCGCCCCCGAGATCTTTGATGCTGCCAGCGCTGCCGAGGACGCTCCTCCGTACCGAACCGCTGCCGCATCGTGGTATCTGCCGCGGAGCAAGAAGTCTCGGAGGCGATCATACCCTCGCTCCGCCAGCGCCGACAGCGTGGCGTCCGCCAGGGCAATCGTCTCGTCTGAGATCCCGGGGGCCCACCCCGCCAGCACCGACTGCAGTGTGTCCGCTGCGTCCGCCCCACTGCGGGCCCCCACGCGCTGCAGAGCAGCCAACGCCTCCGCGGAAGGCACCCCGAGCTGCTGCGAGACGGCGTACAAGGAGGCCAGCGCCGTCACCAGCTGTGCGGTGCTCGGTGCTCCCTGCGACGCCTCCTCCAACGCCTGAAGGGCCTGAAGGGCTTGGCTCACCCACTGCCACTGTGGGCGCTGGAGGAGACTTCGGAGCTCCAAAGTGGTGGCCTCGAAGCTCGTCGCCAGGGCACTGACCAGCACGGGACGGGGCTGCCCGGGGTCTAGCGGGGCAGGAGATACCGAGAAGCTCTTCCTGTCCTCCGCCACCTCCGTGATGGGGTAGCTGGTGCCGCCGATCTCCACAGCGGCGCCCGCGCCCACGTGCAGGCACTCCAGGTCCCTGATGATCTTCGCCTTCTCTCCCTTGATGCGCCCGAAGACCTCTCCGAAAACGGCCTGGCCCCAGTAGTCCCCCGCCGTCAGGCCGAGCTGCCCGTTCGCCGAACCTGCCCCGATGGTGAGCTGGCTGCTCACCTCGGTGTCGGCGACCGTCAAGGAGAGCAGCGACCTCGACAAGGAGGCAGAGGTGTCGAGGTACAGGGGAGCGGGGCGGTTGTGCAGAGGCGCCGCCACGATCTGCTCGCCGACGAGAGACTGCACCACGTAGGAGCCGATCCCGTTGACGACGAGAATGTCTCCCGCCTGCGCGCCCACCAACCCCTCCACAGGCCAGTACTGCGTCGGCGATGTGAAGCGGCCGGGCCCCTCCCAGAGAACCTCGGTGGAGACCGAGGCCGCCACCGCTGGAGTGGGCGGCCCCTCCTCTGCCTCTGCGACTACGGCGGCCACAGTCTCCAGGCTGAAGTAGTCCGTGGACTCCTGGAGAGGGGAGAACCCCAGGGCGGCCCTGTCACTCGCGGTGTAGTCGGTCCAGCCGTCTGAGGAGGCTGGAGCAAAGGCCAGAGGGGCCGGGACCGAGCTGGAGAGAGGGTCGTTGACCACCATCGTCGTCGGTGCCCCGGAGAGCCCGTCGGTCCTGATGACGAGCGCTCCGTTCACCACGGAGGCGCTTAGGGTGAACGGGGGCGGGCCGATGACTGGGAGCCCGTTTAGGGCTGTACCGGCAAGCTCATTCACGACCTCCTGCATCGTCTGGTACGGGTTGCCCACCCCGTGAGGAGAGGGCCCGAAGGTGTGAACGAGCGGCCATGACACGAGGGCCCCTCCTACGGGGTCCAGCACGGTGACGTCCACCTGCAGAGTCAGCCCCTCCAGGGCCATGGGGAAGGTGCCGGTGCCGATGACGAAGGGCTCTCGGATGACCTGACCCACGTCGGCGAGCTTCAACTGCCCGGGGTGGGTCAGCGTGATGCCCCCCAAGAAGCGGATCGCCTGCCCGCCGTGCAGCTGCATCCCCGCGTCCAGCTCCGCCAGCAGGCCGGCCTGCGAGATGGTGCCTGGAGTGATGAACAGATCCTCCAGGTTCCCGTTGACCTCGACCAGGAGGACCCCCTCGACCACCTCGTAGACCTCGCCCGGAATCGGCGCGGCCAGGTGATGCTGCGCCCCGATGAGGGTGAGGCTGCGCGGGGAGGAACCACTGGCGGTGTACTCCAGCGTGGCTCCTGGCGAGATGGCGCTGGGCTGCCGGGTGCCTTGGACAGTCGCGGGGACCACGGGGTCAGTGGGGCGCACCACCAGGTCGGATCCCTCTGGAGTGGTGGCGTCCACGATCGGGTCCAAGGGGTGCCGGGCCGAGTTCAGGGCGCGCATCGTGGCCGGGACGGTCAGCAGCCCCAGCAGCTCGTCCTGCCGGGAGGACAGGCCCTCCCCCAGGTCAGCACGACGACGGTGGCTCTCAAGGGCGGCCTTCCCCCGAGAGACGATGGAGGGGCCCACGGCGCGGCGCAGCGCGGTGGGGTTGAACCAGTAGGGGGACTGGAGGAACTCCTCCACCCCCTTGAGGATCTTGGGGAGCAGCACCCGCGCTGTCGCCAGAGGCTCCACCAGGTCCTCTCTCGCCTCGGACCTGGTGCGAGAGGTGGCGGTCGCGCTGTCCCGCCCGGACACGATGCCCGACTGCTTCAGGTAGCTCTTCAGGTCCTTGGTGGCGGCCGTCACCGCCTCCGAGCCCAGAGGGTCATCCACCCCTATCGACATGCGGCGAACCGCGGAGGCCAGGCGGGTGGTGTCGGGGTCTGCGGGGTCTGGAAGCCGGAGGTCAGCCCCCGCTACAACGAGGGTCTCCAGTGCTTCCTGGAGGGAGGCCAGGTCCTGGAGGAGACGGTTGCGCTGGAGCTCGCGGTGACGGAAGAAGCTGTCCGGATGCAGCAGCAAGGAGGTCAGGGATGCCTCCTGCAACAGCCTGAACTGCTCCGGGGTGCTTCTCACCCCCGACGACGTCGTCGGTGTCCCCCTTGAGGGGGTGATCAGGGCTCCTGCCCCTGACGCGCTGATGGCTACCGCCTTCGGCATGGCGTCTCCGATCGTTGTGCAGCTTCAACTGTCGAAGCTCCGCAGCAGACAGCCTACGCGCTCCTTGTCGAATCTTCTCAGGGTCTAGGTCGAGGATCTCGCACAGAGCCTCGAAGGAATTGCTGCGCCCCGACGTGTCCTCGAACAGCCACCACTGCGCGTTGAAGAAGAGACGCCTGTCCCCCACCAAGGTACGTCCCCTGTTGGAGATGTAGTCGATGACCGCCTGCAGCAGCACCGCCGTCCACAAGGTCAGGAAGGGGTCGTCCTCGTTTCTCACGAAACGACCACCGCCACGGGAGTAACCGTCAGCACTACGGCAGGAAGGCGAGGCAGGAAAGCAGCCGTCCTGGGGGTGGCGATGATCGTGGCCGCTCCCGGGGCCACGCCCGTCACCGTCAGCTGCCCATCTTCCTCCTCCACGAGCATGATGGTCTCGTCGCTGGAGCTGAAGTCGATGAAGGCCGCCGCGGTAGGGGGTTCACTGTCCAGCAGCAGGGAGCGTCCATCCGACATCAGCACCGTAGGAACCACGGAGGTGGTGGTGGCTACCACGAGTGCCAGGGGGCCGGGCGGGACGTACGTCACCGCCTCCGGCGCCGGGAAGAGCATCCCGATCATGTTGAAGCTGGCCTGCGCGGGCACATCGATGTCCACCGAGGCGTCGATGTAGCCGGCCAGCGTCACGGAGAAGAGGGCTCCCCGCACCAAGTCCACCTCGAAGTAGCCGACGGAATCCGTGACCAGTTCGATGGGGGACTGCGCGTGGCCCACCGCCGTGGTGTACACCGCTGACGGGTTCTGCTGAGGGATCAGCCGCAGGTAGAGGTTGGGAATGGGACGGCCTGCGCCGTCGATGAAGAAGCCCCAGCACCTGCACATGACCGGGTTCACCGCGATGGGGGCGGTGAAGGTCGTCGCGGTGAACTGCCAGCTGTTCGCCGGCGGTGGCGTCTTCACGTTGATCTGTTGCGGGGAGGTCACCGACGCCAGGATGTGCTCTCCGCGGAAGCGGAGCTGGTACCTCGCATTGACCTCATCGAAGGCCACGTCCCCGAGGGCGTCGGTGTACTGCGTGTCCAGCAGGGTGGTGTTGGTCTGGTCGTAGATCTGGACCGCCATGTTCAGGACGCCGACGCCGAGGCTGTCGACTACTCGGACTGCGATGGCGGTCATGAGGACTCCTCCTGAGGCACCGGGAGGATCCAGTACACGAACGCCGAGGCGAGCGCGAAGGCCACCCCCTCCCGAAGGTCCCACTCCGGGAACACCAGCAGGTAGGCCATCCACCCGGCGTGGAAGGCAGAGCAGTACGCACACGCGAGCAGTTCCTCGATCAGCGGGAACTTGCCCAACGGCCACGGGAGCTTGTACTGCATGCCGAAGGCGATGCCCATCGCGGCGAGGAGGGCCAGGACGAAGGTCACGGGGTGAACCTCGGGGTGTCCACCGGAACGACGCGCGCGATCTCGAACTGGTCCGGGGCGGCAGACACCAGGTCCGCCAGGTCTACCTCGGGGGCATCCGGGATGGTCACCCGTCGAGCGAAGCCAGTGGAGGTCACGACAACCTGCAGTTGCGACCCTCGAAGCAGCCAGATCTGGGCGTACCCCTCACCGTTCGTGGTGACCGACGCGCGCTGACCCGCGAGCATCGCGTTGCCTCCCAGGAGGGACAGCCTGGGGGACTGCCACAGGTTGATGAAGGCCACGAGCTGCCCCACCTGCGGGCTGCCGTCCACGTTGAACAGCCGCATCTTCACCAAGCACCGGTCCCCCGGCGCTGCCGAGCGGAAGGTGCGGACCCCCACCAGAGGCGACGTCAGCAGGATGCCCTGGTAGGTGGCCATCGATCAGGTCTCCAGCACGCAGAAGAAGCCGGCCCCATCCGGGAACGCTCGGTAGGTGTCGGTGTTGATGATGACATCGTCCAGCGCGATGAGCGGGCCGGTGAAGGGGCGCACGACCCTCGGGGTCTCCCCCTTGACGTGCTGCCTCCCCGCGGTGTCGTCGTAGAAGACGTTGGGCGACAGGTGGATGTGGCCGTAGTCCTCGGTGGCCAGGGCGGCCAGGCCGATGCCGTCC